GCTTTCAGGGCGGCACTGGCGCTCAGGGTTTTCAGGGTGATACTGGCGCTCAAGGCTTTCAAGGCGACACTGGCGCTCAAGGCTTTCAGGGTGATACTGGCGCTCAAGGCTTTCAAGGCGACACTGGAGCTCAAGGCTTTCAAGGCGACACTGGCGCTCAAGGCTTTCAGGGCAATACTGGTGCGCAGGGCGACACTGGAGCTCAAGGCTTTCAAGGCGACACAGGCGGGCAGGGCGCTCAAGGCGACACTGGCGCTCAAGGATTTCAAGGCGACATAGGCGCTCAAGGCTTTCAGGGTGATACTGGCGCGCAAGGCGCTCAAGGCGACACAGGCGCTCAAGGCTTTCAAGGCGATACAGGCGCTCAAGGCTTTCAAGGCGACACTGGCGCTCAAGGCTTTCAGGGCAATACAGGTGCTCAAGGCTTTCAAGGCGATACGGGCGATACGGGCGCTCAAGGCTTCCAGGGTAGTACGGGTGCTCAAGGGGACGCAGGCGCTCAGGGTTTTCAAGGCGACACTGGCGCTCAAGGCTTTCAGGGCAATACAGGTGCTCAAGGCTTTCAAGGCGATACAGGCGCTCAAGGTTTCCAAGGCGATATAGGTGCTCAAGGCTCACAGGGATTTCAAGGAGATACTGGCGCTCAAGGCTTTCAGGGCGATACTGGTGTTCAGGGATCCCAAGGGGATGCTGGTCCGGGCCTTCCTGCTGGAGGTCTTCCGGGCGAGTATATTGTTAAAAATACGTCTACTGACTATGATACAGTTTGGACTGATCGCGTTAATGCTAAGACAATTTATGAAAATGTAAAAAATATTTCTGGTACCGCTTTAGTCAAAGGAACTCCAGTCTATCAAATCGGAGTAACAGGAAATACAGTTACGGTTGGTGTTGCAAGAGCAGACGATCCGGATAAATTTGCCATAGGTGTTTTAGATGAACCCTTAACTGACGAGCAAGAAGGACGAATGCTTGTTCTTGGCGAAATTAAAAACGTCAATACAGCAGGTTTTTCTTCTGGAGACAAGGTATATTTAGGTGCAACTGGAGGTTATACCAATATTCCTCCTACAGATTCAAATACTGCTCGCCAATTTTTAGGAATTGTAATTCGTGTTGATACTGATGTAGGCTCTGGATATATTACTGGCACTTTGACAGAGGATGCAGTAAAATATCAAAGTGGATCTTTTTATGGGTGGACTGGCAGCGCCTGGGAATTATTGGAACTTCAAGGCCCTCAAGGCGACGTAGGCGCTCAAGGCGCTCAGGGAGATACTGGTGCTCAGGGCGCTACGGGCGCTCAAGGCGATACAGGTGCTCAGGGCGCTACGGGCGCTCAGGGCGCTACGGGGGCTCAAGGCGATACCGGTGCTCAAGGCGATACTGGAGCTCAAGGCGACTCGGGTGCTCAAGGCGATACTGGAGCTCAAGGCGACTCGGGTGCTCAAGGCGATACTGGTGCTCAGGGCGCTACGGGCGCTCAAGGCGATACTGGTGCTCAGGGCGCTACAGGTGCTCAGGGCGCTACGGGCGCTCAAGGCGACACAGGTGCTCAAGGCGATACAGGTGCTCAGGGCGCTACGGGAGCTCAAGGCGCTACGGGAGCTCAAGGCGCTACGGGTGCTCAAGGCGATACTGGTGCTCAAGGCGCTACTGGCGCTCAAGGCGATACTGGTGCTCAGGGCGCTACGGGCGCTCAAGGCGCTACTGGCGCTCAAGGCGATACTGGTGCTCAAGGCGACACGGGCGCTCAGGGCGCTACAGGCGCTCAAGGCGATACTGGCGCTCAAGGCGCTACGGGCGCTCAAGGCGACACGGGCGCTCAAGGCGATACTGGTGCTCAGGGCGCTACGGGAGCTCAAGGCGATACTGGTGCTCAAGGCGACACGGGCGCTCAGGGCGCTACGGGCGCTCAGGGCGCTACGGGCGCTCAAGGAGATACTGGTGCTCAGGGCGCTACAGGCGCTCAAGGCGATACTGGTGCTCAAGGCTTTCAAGGCGATACTGGTCCGACAATATATCCCGGGGCAGGGGTTGCAATATCAACAGGAACAGCGTGGGGCACCAGTAAAACAGCTCCAAGCGGCGATATTGTTGGCACTACAGATACGCAAACTCTTACTGCTAAAACTCTTGGCAACTACACAGAAACAGTTTTTGCAATATCGGATGGCTCCACAGTAAATCTTGACCCAACAAACGGTTCTATTCAGACATGGACATTAGGAGCCAGCCGCACACCAGGACAAGCTAATTGGTCTGCTGGACAATCAATTACACTTTTAATTGACGATGGTACTGACTATGCAATTACCTGGAGTTCTCTGTCCGTTGTCTGGAAGACAGGAGGCGGCGTAGCTCCAACCCTTGAAACTACTGGAGTTACTGTCATTGTATTATGGAAAGTTAGCACGACGATCTACGGTGCTCGGGTAGGTAACGCTTAATGCTGGCTACATACCTCAAAGGAGGGTCTTCTGTACGAGCGGAATTCGTCAGTGCCTCCGCAGCGGTAGGAGGGAGCAGTAGCTTGTCGCCATCGCTTCCAGACGGGACAGCCATAGGTGATGTTGTGTTCATTTACTGCGCAAACCGCAACGGCCTGAACAGGTGGAACACGCCTACTGACTGGGAGCTGTTAGAGGAGACCACTAGCCATTCTGTCTTTGCAAGGCGTCGAGACTCGGAGTGGTCGATGCCGACGCTTACTTATACTGGGAATATCGCGCAAAGCGTAGCGCAGGCTGTAGCTATTCGAGGCTTGTTAAATATATCCACGGTCGAATCAATACTAGTCGCCGAGGCCGAAGTCACGGGGACCCAGCAGGATATGCCAATTCCAGCCTTGACAATTAGCAGTGGAAGCAATCTTTTTGTGATTTGTTTTGCTACTAAAGCGGCCACATCGGTTGCCGATGGTTTTTCGGTTTCGGATCTTGATGCGCCGTCACCCTGGACCGTCGGCAGCGCCGGAAAAGGTATTAATGGCACTTCATTAATATGCGCGACGTTTTACGTGCAGCAAGTCGGAGCGGCAACGAATATAAGCTCTGATACCGCGTTAATCGTCGCCGACCAAGATGAATCGTTATTCTGCCGGTCGTCCATTTTTGCTTTTCAAACTTCTGGGTAAATCAATTTGAGATTTGTGAATAACAAAAAACTATTTTGGGCGAAGAGTAGTCCAATCGGAGCAATTTAAATGTACATAAAAATTATAAATACTATTCCTGTAAAATATACTCTCTCGCAACTACGAAAAGATAATCCGCAAGTTAGTTTTCCTGTTAACATTTCTAATAACTTAGCGGAGGAGTTTGGAGTCTATCCGTTACAAGCTACCCCTCGCCCACAAATAGATTATATTACTCAAAACTGTACTGAAGGAACCCCACAGTTTATAAACGGTAGCTGGGCTCAGACTTGGGTTATCTCTGACGCCTCTCAGGAAGAAATCGCAGAAAGAAAACAAAATTTAATAGACTCGATTACTGATGAAACTCAAAACAGGTTAGATTCATTTGCTCAAACAAGATTGTACGAAGGAATATTAAGCCTTTGTTCTTACCAAAACAGTCCAAATCTTAAATTTAGAACCGAAGGTCAGTATGGAGTGGAAGCTCGAGATGCAACATGGTCAAAACTATATGAGTTGTTAGATGAAGTACTCTCAGGTACTAGACCAATTCCTTCCGGCTATGAAGACATTGCATCTGAGCTTCCAGTATTAGAGTGGCCTAATTAAATTTGTACTATACCAGGAATTCGCGGTCCGTTCTTCAACGCGAATAACCAAGCGTCCGTAATAGCTACATTATTATCCCACCAAAAGGTATTTAATTTAGCTTCCTGAAAGCGTATCGTTTTATTACGAATATACATTGCTTTATTTTCCCGAGTATAATACCAAAAACTATTTTCATTCCAGTAGCTTACATGAGTAGGGTCTTGCCAGGCGCCTCTACCGTCTGTGCTCGGTACTTGAATAAATGCCCACCCGCCATGAGCTAATACTCGATGAATTTCGCTCATAATTTTTTGTTTGTCGTAAAGATGTTCAATAATGTGCGAGGCGTTAAGTACTCCGACACTGTTGTCTTCTAGTGGAATTCCTTCGTTTAAATTTGCGATTATATCTGCATCCTGCTGATCAATTGTTAGACACCCCGGTTTTGCACTAATTCCTCCGCCTATATCAACTACCAACAGATTTTTATTTTGAGCATCTTTTACTGCCAAATCCCAGGCATATTTGTAAAATAACTCTACTGTTGTTTTTTGAATTTGTTGATTTCGTTCTAGCCAGGTGTTGTTTCCAGTAATGCGATAAATATACAAAACTTCATCAATATAATGCATTTTTGTACGTAGATAAGTTCGAATCAACAGCTCATGATCGTCACAAATTGAAAGCTCAGAATTGTGACCTCCGATTTCTTGATAGACGCTTTTACGCCAGCTTCGAACATGATCAGGTGCGTACCAAATTAATCGCATCGAATGGCTACTTGGTGGAAAAGAGTTCATTGCATATAAACTCTGCCCTTTCCAGTCAAGCATGGTATAAGTCCAACCATGTGCCGGATTAAAAGGAACAAATTTATTTTGCATGTGAAGTACGGCATTTTTACTATAAACAAACCCTACTTCTTCATTTTGATACGCTTCGTTTAGCTTTTGCAAGCAATTCGGTGTAATCAGATCATCATGATCAACTTCCACCAAAATATCGCCGGAACCTTCAGAAAAAGCAAAATTTTTAATTGCTCCTACTCGATTCTCATTACCAGCAAGAATAAAGATGCTCACTTTAGAGTTTTGTCGAATAATTTCTGGAATATCCTCTAAAGTACAGTTTCCATTTACATATAGAACCCACTCCCAGTTCGTATAAGTCTGTGCTAAAATACTTTCATATAATTCTAGCAAAAAAGGAATATTTTTGGAATCATGCTCTGGAGTAATAATACTAAATTTATAATTCATAATTAATCAAAAAAGAAAAGATGAGTAAGACGACCTGTTGAAAGTGAGTCCCCAAAATAGGGGCCAGCCGAGTGAATGCACTGTGCGCTCATAATAATTAAACGATTGTAAACGTTTCCTACGCTATCTACGGTTTCAAACTTTGTAGAGTCATAAAATCCTCCAGAAAAAGTTTTTTTCATGATTTCTGAATCGTCCGTGCTTTCTCGAACTCCAGTGGTTCGAGAGGAGTAAAATCTAGTTCCGCTTTCAAAAGGCGCATTTGGAGTTAAATAAATAATTGCTGCCCACTTTTGAAAGTCACAATGGTAGACTTGAAAGTCTTCAGCAGTCATAAGCTGAAAAACGCCGTTTGCTTGGTAGTTCCAGTTTGTTATTGGCTCTCCTAGTATTTTTTCAAACTCGGTTTTTATACTATCTGGGCGGAAAACTTCAGTACTTCGTAGTCCTTTATAGTACCGGATATCGCTTTTGTACTGTTGTTGAAGAGCAGTATTTCGAATTTCATTCGGGTACTCATAGAAGTTGTCTACAACGAAAAGTCTTTTTCTCATTTTTGTACTTGCATTGAACATTTCAATATTTCTCCGTATAAAATTGAAAGTCTCCAATTTTCTCAACATAGTTTTTACTAGGAAAAGCGTCCCATTTATGACTATGAAAATAAAGCGTATCTCCTGGAAGTGAAACCACCTGCATAGGGTGTATTCTCAATATAAGTCGAGCAATACTACGAGACTGATCCCAGCTTTTTGCTTCCTTTGGATCGTCCGGTCGGCCATCACAATACCACTTAAACTGGCATTTATTTTTTAAAGGAAAGTTAAATATGTGCGGTCCGTCTTGGACGACCGCACATACTGTGTTTGGGAAATTTTCGTGGTCTGTTCGATTCATTACTACTTGCGCGATTGCAATCTGTGTTTCCACAGGCTGATTTCGAGCTTCCCAATAAACTGTCAGTGCCAAGCAAATTTCCGCAAACATTACTTAAAGATATCTTGCCAATTGCCTGTAGTACTTGCTCGAGCGTATTCGGTCGAGCGATTTTCAAAGAAATTGGTATGCTCTACAGCGTTTAACATAAAGTCCAGCCAAGGAAGCGGGTTTTCTCGGCTATGAAAGATTTTTTTCATGCCAAGACCAAGCAGTCTTCGATCTGCAATATATCGAATATACTCTTTCACTTCATTCGCCGTAAGTTCTGGAACTTTACAGTTTTCAAATACTGTATCAATAAATGCATCCTCTAGCTCTACGACTCGCTCTGCCGCACAGTAGATTTCGTACTTAAGCTTATCGTTCCAAATCTCTGGGTACTCTCGAACAAACTCTCTAAACAGTCGGCTAAGCCCTTCCACATGAAGCGTTTCGTCTCGAACAGACCATGTAATAATCTGTCCCATACCTTTCATTAGATTGTGGCGAGGATAGTTCAACAAAATTGCAAAACTACTAAAAAGCTGAACACCCTCTGTAAATCCGCTGTAAACTGCCATAGTCTTGGCAATATTCATCGGATCGTCCATACTGAAGTTTGAAAGATACTCATGCTTGTCTGCCATCGCTTTGATGTTTGCAAACATTTGAAATTCGCTTTCATCAAACTCAAGCGTATCCACTAGCAATGCATAAGCTTCTTGGTGCACAGCTTCCATTGCAGCAAAAGATGCAAGCATCATTCTTACCTCCGGCTTTTTGAAGGTCGGAAGGTAGTGCTTAGCATAACCACAGCATACATCTACGTCAGCCTGAGTAAAAAAGCGAAAAATTTGAGACAACAGCTTTTTATTGTCTGGATCAAGCTTTGTACGAAAATCTTTAAGATCATCGGCCAGCGGAACCTCGTCCGGAAGCCAGTGCATGTGTTGTTGAGTTTTATAATACTCAAATGCCCAGGGGTATTCAAACGGCTTATAATAATTTCTTTCTTCAAGTAGACTCATATTTTTCTCCTACTACTAAATAGTTGCCAAAGTATAAGATTTGGCACCTGTGTATTTTATTAATTTTATTTATCTAGTTTTTCCAGTTTTATTATTGAGTGCATTTTACTGCCTAGATTATTTCTACTCATATATTTTAGGGTTCCATAAGGAATATTCTTTTTTATGGATATTTCTTTCATATATAAAAAATCTTCTGTAGTGCCGTTTGTGTAGTGCACTCGCACTGGGCTAGCAGTATGATTTTTCCAAGGCTCTTTAGTCATTGGATTATTTTGCCTCATTCTTATAGAAAGTTGTTCTCTTTCTTCCTGAGGGGTTTCACGTGCTGTTAACTCACCAGAAGCAAACTTTTTTTTGCGTGTTTCTGCCATTTTTATTCGAGAATCAGCATTAAACATAGGATTAATGCTTAACATTCTGGCACGGTGGTGCTCTTTGTCCCCGTGCTGTATAAGCATCATTCTATACGCGTAAAGTATTTTTATGTTTTCTGGAAATATTTTAACCAATAAATGATGAGCTAATAAATGTTCTCTATAGGTTAATTTTACTAAATTAAAGCTCTCATTTTCCCCGCCCATACATCTGGGAATTATATGGTGAATTTCATACCCATTTTCTCGTGCAAGGTTTCTTGAACTGCGAGAGTCTACTAGCGATATGTAGATATTAGTATAATTCATATTAAAATCCTCCTATAGAATTATAATACCAAAATTAACCCTCGCAGTCAAGAATTATTTTTTACCTACCCTTCACATGCTATACAATTTCCTTCGTCAAGACTATCAAAAATCATTTGCCTTAATGCTTCATCCGATACAGTTTCAGCGCGCTTGTATGCTTCGCTGCGGCAGTAATACAGTGTTTTAACTCCGCGTTTCCAAGCCATCATATGTACTGCATGTAGCTCTTGTTTCGATACGTTTGCAGGAAAAAACAAATTCAACGATTGAGACTGGCAAATAAATTCTTGTCGATCTCCTGCCAAATCCACTACCCATCGCTGATCAATTTCAACTGCTGTTTTGAACACGCTCTTGGTGTACTCGTCGAGAAAATCCAAATGCTGAACGCTACCATTATTGGTTACGATTGATTTCCAAACTTCGTCCGTATTTTGTCCAAGCTCTTCGAGAATAAACTCGAGATATTCGTTTTTAAGTAACGAGGTGCCTGACTTAGTTTTCTGACTAAACGCATTAGCCCGATAAGGCTCAATAGAAGGACTAGTATTACCGCAAATAATGCTGCTACTAGCGTTAGGAGCAATAGCGAGCAAATGAGCATTACGCATCCCCGAAGATTCTCCGTCGGGACAAGGTCCTCGAGATACTGCAAGACGTTTAGACTCCTCCACGGCTTTGGCCTTGATATGACGGAACATACGAAGGTTGATAGACTTTGCCATTGCGCTTTCAAATGGAATATTATGTCTTTGTAAGTAAGCATGAAAACCCATTCCTCCTAATCCAATGCTGCGCTCTCTCATTGCGCTGTATTTTGCTCTTGCCAACTGCGGCGGGGCCTGTTCAATAAAGTAAGTCAACACGTTGTCCAACATTCGCACTAAATCTGCAATAAAGTGCGGATGATCTTTCCACTCGTCAAATTCTTCCAAATTTACACTTGAAAGACAGCAAACTGCTGTACGCTCGGCGTTCGTCGGAAGCGTAATTTCACTACACAAATTTGAGTGATGTACACGCAATCCAAGCTTCTTTTGAAATTCTGGCAGTGCATCGTTTACCGTATCTTCAAACATGATGTACGGCTCGCCAGTCTCAACTCGATTTTGAATGAGCTTGACCCAAAGTGCTTTTGCAGATACAATCTTTTTAACTTCGTTGCTGTGAGGATCAATCAATGCCCAGTTATCATCGTAGCCTGGAGTGAGCGTTGCATTTTCAATAATTTGCATGAAACTGTTAGGAATTACAACTGCATGATGCAAATTTGTAGATTTGCGGTTAATATCTCCACCTGTCGGTTTTCGCATATCAAGAAACTCTTCAATTTCAGGATGCGACATATGAAGGTATGCAGCATAGCTACCACGACGAGTAACACCTTGAGAAAATGCCAGCATTTCGGCATCTACGACTTTCATAAACGGAATGACTCCAGTCGACTCGCTGCCGTTTGACGTTTTTGAGCCTACGCTTCGCACCGACGACCAATTTCCGCCGACCCCGCCACCGACTGAAGACAGCCACGCGTTCTCGGTATAATGTTCTGTGATACCTTCTCGGCTATCAGGCACATGATTTAAAAAACAAGAGATTGGCAGTCCTCGAGAGCTGCCTCCATTTGACAATATTGGAGTACTATACATAAACCACAGTTTAGATGCATAGTCATACAATCGTTGCGCGTGCTCTTCGTCATCTGCAAACGACATTGCAGCTCGAGCAAAAGCTTCTTGAGGGCCTTTTTCGTTCGGAAGAAGATAACGATCTTCTAACGTCTTTTTTCCAAATTCTGAAAGTAGTCGGTCCCGCCCATTATTAATCTGTAGTGGCATTCATGTACTCCATAACTATGTTGTCGATATTCGACACATTTTCCGTACCTATGGCTTCATCACAAAAGGTGAGTAAATCCATTAGGTTAAGATTTAATAAAATTCTATCCGCATGTTCATTTAATGATTGAATATACTTGTATTTGCTTGAAATAGGGCAAGCATCATATAAATCTAGTGCCGAGCCATACTGTTCAATCAATCCAGAAGCTCGCTTCGGGCCTACGCCCGGAATTCCAAGAATATTATCGCCAGGGTCGCCTACGAGAGCTTTCCAAGACACATAATTTTCAATAGAAACATCATAAGGCCACTGTGAGGTTGATACTTCCTTACGCGTGACATATGAAAATCTTGATACCTTATCAGAGATTAAACAATCCCAGTCTTTATCTGAAGAAATCAACCAAATATGGTCGATTTCATACTTGTTTGCTGTTTTGACTAGGTAGCCGGCAATATCGTCGGCCTCTACACCTTTATATCGAAGTACTGGATACTTTGTGAAATATTGGAGAGTACGCTCATACTCTTCGAAAAATTTCTCAAAAGCTTCTTTTTCTTCTTGAGTTTGCTGCTCTACTTTATCTTTGCGATTTTGCTTATACTCTGGGTACATTTCTTTTCGAAAGGAACTACTGCCCCAGTCTGCCGCAATAATCACTTTTGAACAATCATAAGAACGCGCAAGAGATTCTACGGTTCTTACATATTCTTCTTTAAAGTCAGTTCGTCCTTGATGCTTCCATCTAAACGCTAGGTTCATTGAGTCAACAATCATTAGATTGTTGCCGCTCGGGCCGTTCATAAGAGTAGAGAAATTAGTTGCCATTTAAAAATACCGGTTTTTCCATCGTTAGCCAATCTTCACTGAGCATAGTATAGCACAATAGGCTATTGATGTAAAGATAATTATTTACGTTACTTGGTTTTTGCCGAGTCGCTACAAAGATTTTGGAACGATTATACTTAAAAAATAACAAAGGTTCTTGCTTTTGATTTTCTGCTTGTAATACTATCTTCTCCCACCAGCGTATTAAATTATTACTTTTATTAGTAAGAATTTTATCAGTCAAAGCTGATTCTTCATAAAATTTAACTTCTATACAGAAACAGTTATTACGATTGGGAACATACAAATCACCTTTTAAGTATGAAAGAGCTCCTGACGAAGGAACTCTTTCAAAAGGCAGCCCAGTATGATTTCGCAATAAATCTCTAACTAAATATTCTCCTCTATTACCTTTATCTCTCGAATCTACCATGCTATTAGTTTTCTAAGAACGAAATATTGTTCTTCTTGATGACATCCACTTTATTTAATAGTGGGTGCGTCCATCCGTGTGATACCAAATAAGTGTTTAAATCTTCTTCTTTAATTAGAACCTCTACTAACTTTTCTCGCCCTTGTTCGTCCAGTACATTGATAACTTCGTCTAAAAACAAAATATTTATTTTTGTCTTCGAAATACTACTCATCAACTTACGAATGGCTAGCAGAGTAGCAGTATTTACTCGAGCAAGCTCACCGCTAGACAAAGCTAAAATATCTACGACATTTCCGTTGTCTGTTATTTCTACATTTAGCTTATCATTGTTGACTACAAATTCGATTGTAAACCGTCCGTCAGCAAGCTCAGCTAGATAGCTATTTGTAATCTCTTCTAGTTCTTTTACAAGATTTTCGATCTTGTACGCTAGCAATCCATTGGTAGAAAATGCTTTTTTCAGTACTTCAAGATTACCTAACTTACTCGCAACTTTTTCCAGTTTTGTACAAGCTTTTTCTAGATCTTCTTTAAACTTATTAGTCTGTTCTGTAATAATCTGAATTCGAGTGTTATGTTTTTCTGCTTCTTGATTTTTAGCTGCAACTACTCGAATATTTTTATTTATACTTTCAATTTCTTCTGTAAGCTCATTCAGCCTCTTTGTAAGATCGTCGGCATGTACAAACTCACTAGGAAGAGTCCTATCAACAGAACGAAGAAGATCTTCAAATTCTTTTTGTTTTCGTTGTTTTTCTTCGTACTTTTTATTGTTAAGCTCAATACTAGCAATCTCTTTCTTAATAGCTTGAATTTTATTGTTCGCACTTTCTATGATTTCTTTGCTAGCATTTATAAGCTCTAGATTTTTGCTTTCATTAATATTTTGAGCACAAGTAGGGCAGACTCCATGTAAACTTTCCATTTTAGTAATTACTTTTTGAGCTGCACTAAGATTTGCTGTAGCTTGGCCTAGCTCTTTTTGTTGCTCTTGGGCATTTTTGATTTCATATGCATCAATTGAATTAATCTTATTAATATCAATTTTTGCAAGTAAATCTTTAACTTCGTTATTTCGCTTAATTCTTTTGTTCGTACTAGAAATATTATTTAATTCTAACTTTAGTTTTTCACTTTCGCTTTCTAACTCCTTTGGAACATCCGGCAAAGAAAGAGTCGGTAAAATCTCTACATCATTTTCTAGCTTATTTTTGTTAAGCCAGTTAGTAATTGTATCTATACTTCCTTCGAGTTGCGTAGCTTCTGTACTTAGCTCTTTTACTGCATTTTTGAATACATCAAAGTATGCTACATAATCCTCCAGCCCGAGAAGATCAATTAAAAACTTTTTACGAACAGTGTCTGTAGCTGTAAGAAACTGCAAGCTATTATTAGTGTTCTGATATACCAGTTGAGTAAAGGTTTTAAAATCAATTCCTAGAATTTCTTCTTGAATCGTTTTGAAAGTATTTGTAGCCGTATGGCTTGAAATATCTTCTCCGTTCTTAACCAGCTTTACTTTGATGCTTGCGCCTTTTCTAGCAATATCAATAGAATAAATACTATCATCTTTAGTCAATTCTAAAAATATTTTATACTGATCTCCTGAATAACGATTTGGCAAATCTGCCTTTTTAATACCTTTAGAGTTTTTATTGTATAAAGCTTCTTCAATAATAAGCGGAATTGACGACTTGCCTACTCCATTTGTACCTACGATTTGTGTTAGTGTATGTTCATCTAACTCTAATATGTTTTTTTCTCCGTAGGAGAAGCAGTTATCCCAAATTAACTTTTTTAGTGTAATCATTAAAAACGCTCACAATGCTGGCTATGTTATCTGAAGGAATTTCTAAAATATAGGATAAATACTCTACTAGCTCTTCCTCAACACTCATATTTTTATTTAGATATAGCGATGTTTCTCGCTGTCGTTTTACTACTTTTTTATCTAATAGTTCGGTAGCTTTAACAGAAGAGAGCTGAGACAGATCTCCTTCCAGCTCATAAATCGTATGATCATATTCTGTAGAAACCATATCTTTAGGATTAGACACGGTAACTCGCAATAATTGTGGCAATGAAAATCTTACCCAAGACCAGTCAAAGTCTTCTTCTATAATTAGCGCCCCAGTTTCTACTTTACTTCTGTGAAAAGAAGTTGTCATGGGAGATCCTGGATAGACTATATTTTGCTGAGAGTTTGAATGAGAATGTAAATCTCCAGCAAATACAATTGGAAAGTCTGCTAATTTTTCTAAATCAATCTCTGGTTTTACATGAGGCGGAATCTCGCCACGAACATGAGTAAATAAAGGGAGACTTTTATCTATTTTACTTTCCCAGTCTTTCCCATGCAGTTCACAGTATGGTAATATACTAAAAGTTTTATCACTGTAAATTTTATCAATAATTTTAACATTTGAATTGATAGCGCTTGTGACATTTTTTAAAGAGCTAAAAAAGGTTTTTCCTTTCTTTGTGGCTTCGTGATTGCCGTCATAAATGTAGGTAGGTACTGACACTCCTTTGATAAACTCAAAGTATAAATTTAACTCTTCTAGGGTCGGCAGCCTATCGAATAGGTCTCCTCCAATAATATGAAGATCTACTTCTTTTTCTAGTTCTGCTACTTGTCCGAAAAACTCTAAGTATCTTTTAATTGCCCAGGCAGTTGGAACATTTTTCTGCCCTAGTTTAATATGCCAATCGGCTGTAAATAATATTCTCATCTAAAGTGTTGTCCATAAAAGCTGGTTTTAATTTTATAACCTTAATATTAGGCTTATTTAATCCACCTGCCTGGCTCAAAATAGTTAAACCATACGCTAACATCAGGCATTAAAACGACACTTTGTGTATTTTCACGAATAGCAGTTAAAATGAACATGCCATCTCCAGCATGTTCTAATGGAAATTTATATTTTTTAGAGTTCAATAATTTTCCTGAAATTGTTATTTGCTCTAGCCCAATGGAGCCAATTTTCAGATTATCTACTGATGCTGTGAGTCTTGTTGGCGGGTGCCTTCTTCCCGCTTCCGCATCTGTTGGAATTGCATCCCCCCTATCCATAGACGTTATTATAATGTCAAAGTCAATGCCTTTGTCTTTTTTGATATGGTTTAAATTAGTAGTTATTTTTTTAAAATAATCTGGCTCAACTGCATCATCGTCGTTTAAAAAACAATACATTTCACCATTATTAATTTCCATCGTATCTAATAGCCAGTTCATCGCAGCATTACATCTTTCCCAGAAATACATATGTTTGTTATTTTTCATAATATAATGATGAATCCAGTTTTTTTCGTACTTCTTGAATTCGTCATTATGTGGGAAGGTGTCATCAGTTACCACATGCCAGTTTACATTTTTTGGTTCAAGAATACTGATCATCTTTTCAATATTCTCGACTCTATTTAATGGAGTTATCACGTTATAAATCATCATTCCACTCTCTATATAAATAAATAATTATACCAAAGCTTATGTTCTGGACCATCGCTTCTCATTTTGTTTATTGTTTCGTTGTCAACCACGCCAGGGTTGACCCACCAGTCCTCAAAATAAATTCCTGGGGCTTCTTCTATATTTGACACAAGAAGGGTGTATCCTTTACTTTGTAAGAATTCTCTACTTTTTTCTCTATACTCTGGACCACAGATGTAGCAATCATGCTCATAAGTTATAACTGCAAATTTATGTGTGTCGAAAGGTAGATTATATAATGCATTTAATGTTGCATCTCCATCTAAGTCAAGACTAACATAATCGATAAGAGTTTCAGCTATTCCTCCGCGAACCAACAGATCTGCATAATTTACTTTTGTTCCGTCAACAAATTCTATGTGATGACTTCTATTGTTTTTATGGTCATTAAAAAATCCTGGGTTAAGTTCAACTGCAACCCCTTTCCAATCAAATTGTTTTTCAAGAATATATGTATTACTAGTAATCTTGTAGGGGCCTGCACCAATTTCAATGTATGTGCCGTTTCTTTTGCCCTTTAACACAGAAAGAACGAAAAGATCTTGTCCTGCCTGAGAGCAGTTTTCTAAAACCAACTCTGAATTATAAAAAGGAAATTTTAGGTTATTCATATATTTTCTTAATTTGATAAAATTTTTTCAATAGCAAAGCTCCAGTCTTTTATAAAGCTTTGTCTACTATATTTTTCATATAATGGCTTTAGTGGGTCAAATCCATTTTGTATTATTTCTTTCAATGTGTGAGGCTCATTAATTATTACACTAGGGCTACACTCAAAAAAATCTTTAAAGTAATTACTTCTTGTTACTGCAATTGGCCTTTTTGCCGCTAGTGCATATTCTGTTGAACTCGCCAAAGCTGAGTCTTGAATACTGTCACAAAAATAACAATTAATAGTATTTTGACTTAACCAATTTACCATGTCTTGTGGCTCTAGTAAATCATGGCTGTATTCAACACTAATGCCGGGCTTTTTTATGATGCTTTCGATCTCGCGTTTTCTTTGTGCAGTTTCTTGCCCGTATCTATCTAAGAACCAACTCTGTGGCATATGCAATCTAAAAACACATTCATCAAACTCTCTATTGATTGTGTCCGCCAACTTTGCAATACCCTTATACGGTAAAGCAAATCCGTGAAATCCAATTATTGGAAGGTCACTTTTAACGTGTGGTACTGTAGGCTCTGGCGCTAATAGTCTAGTAGAAATAAAAACTCTTTCATTTCCTACTAAAGCTGGGTTACAAACAAGATAATATTGAAACCCTCCATTATGCAGCTCTGGAGAAAAGTTGTTAATTATGTTTTGATTTGCGCACGTATCTACACAGATATTAACATGCTTTATTTGTGGAAAAATGTGCTTTATGACCGGATTTTCCATCCAACCACTAGCGATTCTATTCCACATATAAAACACAATTTTTGGAGAAAGCTCACTAATTTTGTTAATAGTTTCTTCTAAAGAATCTGTGTACAAGACATTAAAGTCACAATTTGGCAAATCTATCAATGCACTTGCCCAGTGTTTTCCATATAAGCCAACACCACATGCTTCCTTTTCGCCAAGGGTTGGTGTAACCATTAATACTCGTGGTTTCATGTTACCCTCCTATAATTTCAAACCTAGGGCAAGGAACAACGAGTTTTCCACCATTACGCAAAAAGTTATTTTCTCTTTGAACAAAATCATCAATGAAATGCCAAGGTAATACTAGTAGATAATCTGGGTTGGCTGCGCGCATTTCTTCTTCGCTTACTATAGGAATGTTCGTTCCGATAGTAAGCAACCCAAATTTATAAGGGCTTCGCTCGGCAATCGCTGGAAGAAGATCTGAGGTAATTCCAAATAGCTGCAAAAGAGTGTTTCCTTTTGTGCTTGCTCCATAGCCATACACAACTTTGTTATCTTGTTTAGCTTGTTCTAAGAATGATATTACCTTTTCTTTTAAATCAAAAATATTTTCGCCAAATTTTTTCCAAAGATCAAGATTACGAATATTCCAATCTTTTAATTCATACTCTAATAGTGAAGCAACTCTGAACTCACAAACATCTCGAACTTGTTTTGTTGCAAAAGACTTTTCATTGCTTATTGCTTTCTGAAAATAAACTCTGAAGCTCCCGCCATTGGTATCATTCAGGCTACAGTCCCTGAGAACAAATCCATGCTTCTCAAATAAAGATTTGATACTTGTTAGGTCGTAATAATAAACATGCTCATGGCAGATGTTATCAAATGCAAGCTGTTTTAGCATCAATGGTGTATAGCTCATTTGAGCTACAAATACCCCATCATCTTCAAGAATATCATAAACATCTTCAATAAACTTGTGAGGATTTTCTAAGTCGTAGAACATCGCAATACAAGTTATCACTTTTGTTTTCTTGTTTGCTATGTTATAATAGGTTTCTTTTGAAAAAAAGTCTTGTTTGACAGTTGCGTACCTGCTGCTCTCAGTAAAGTAGCTGTCGTCTGCCGGGTCAATTCCAAATTTTTGAATTTCTTTTGGGATAAACTGAAACATTGTTCCGTCATTGCAGGCAATATCTAACCACGCATCATTTGGTTTCAATTTAACTCTGTCGCAAATTTCAGCGACTATATTTTTTAATTGCATTACCATGCTGTCATTAATTCCAGAGCGATACCAATACTGACCATACATTTTATCTAGAGGCGCAACGCCGTCGAGTCGAACCGCGCCTATAGCTTCATCTAAATATAGGTCTAGGCTCCAGGGCTTAGTTTCCCTCATTTGTTGCTCTGGTTTCAAAAAATCGCTAACGTAATGATCTCCAAGTTCTAGTACTTTCTTCATATTGCCCTTCATTGATTACAGTTATTAAATTCAAATACTGCTAGTTTTAGGTCGTTGTTTATCATGTCTTCAACTAGCCCTTCAAATGTATAGTCTGGTTGCCACCCCAGTTCTTTTCTTGCTAATGAACTATCGCCAAATAAAAGGTCTACCTCTGATGTATTTGCTGGCGCAGGTCGATAGAACGTTTTGTTTATTGTTACGATCTTTCTGTTGCTCAAAATATCAACACCGACTTCGTCCACGCCAGATCCGTTCCATTCAATTCTCATTCCTAATAATTTTGCAGATATCTCAATAAATTCACGAACAGAATGAGTTTCGTTCATGCTGATGACATAATCTTTAGGCGCATCTTTTTGTAAAATTAACCACATCGCCTTAACGTAGTCTTTAGCATGGCCCCAATCTCTTTTTGAATCAATGTTTCCTAACTCAAGAGCGGGGTACGATGGATCTACTTTCATTCTTGTTAAATGTCTAGATATTTTTCTTGTAACAAAAGCTTCTCCTCTTCTTGGGCTCTCATGATTAAATAATATTCCAGAACAAGCAAAAAGATCATAGCTTTCTCTATAATTTACCGTTATCCAGTGTGCAAATAGTTTGCTGCATCCATATGGCGATCTTGGGTAAAAGGGTGTAGTTTCTTTTTGAGGACTTTCTATAGCTCTACCAAAAAGTTCGCTAGTAGATGCCTGATAAAATTTAATTTCTTTGGTTGATTTTAAATTTCTAATTACGTCTAAAATTCTTAGAGTTCCGAGAGCATCAACATCTGCGGTATACTCGGGGAGATCAAAGCTAACAGCAACGTGGCTTTGTGCTGCTAAATTATAAATTTCATCTGGTTTAGTTTTTTCAATAATATTTCTAATATTAGTTGAGTCGGTTAAATCTCCATAATGAACTGTTATCTTATCTTTTATCTTGTTGAGATTCGGGTGGTCAATATAACTACTGTTTCGCCTAATTAACCCCTCAACTTTGTAGTCTTTATCGATTAAAAATTCAGCTAAGTAGCTGCCGTCCTGGCCTGATATTCCAGTAATAAGTGCTTTTTTCATTGTCGACTATCCATATTATTTAACAAAAATTGAACTTTTAGTCAATAACTTTTACACCGTTAGGGGCGATGCATCCTTCTATTCCTACCTCTGAAAGTTCAATCAATTTATCCGCCGGTATAAACTTACTCATAGAGTGCTCGTTATCTATGTAGCCCCCAGAATTAATTGTTTTTAACATATTATTTATAATTGTTTTATACAGCTCCGCGGTTTCTGGGAGTAATGTACTATCAAAACACCATAAGCGAGTTTGTAGCTGGCTGGTTACCCCGGTTATTTGGAAAGGAATCCAACTAGGTTGTCTAGTTTTAAATATATATTTTTTTTCTGTGCTGGGGTTATCAAAATTATTTATTATAAATTTACTTGTAAGTTTATACCTTCCACTAATTTTAAATACTCTAGAACTATTTGCAACTATCGAATGTAAATTTTTATTATTAATTAAAGCATATAAAGCATTAAAAATACCTATAGCTTCCATCATATTCTTACCTACGTCATAATTCTGAACGCTATCATGAAAATATTTTATGTTAGCATCATTGCTATTATCTATATAATAGTCAACAGAGTTTAAAAGCGTAGACAAGGCAGAGCTATTATCAGCATGTATATCAGTTTTACTATTATCTACTAAAACAATCACACTACCTGGGATAGAAGTTTTTATGCTTCTAATTGTGTCTATTGTTTGTAGTATACGCTCTTTGGGCGAGTAGATGCCATAGTTGGTATATATAGCAGAGGTAACTAAAACCACATACTTTTTCATACTAAAACACTGATTAATATCTTTATTTTCTTTTTCAACAACGTAACCAGCGCTCATTATTTAGTGTCCACTCAACAACTTCATTAATTCGTTCTTTTAAACTAATACGAGGTTCCCAGCCCAGCCTTCGCATATAATCTCCACTAAGAGAATAGCGTAGATCATGCCCAGGTCGAGAGCTGTGAAAGTCTACCATTTCATATTTAAGAGGCTTGCCTTGTGCGTCTGCAATAAGCTGGGCGAGCTGTAGATTGTTAATCTCTTCTTTACCTACTAAGTTAAACTTAGGGCACTTTGCTCCGCCGCAGTCTGCTTCAAATACTTTAGTTTTAGTACTTAGTAAAAAGTACAGCGCATCGGCAACATCAGCTGCATGAATGTAATGCCTGCTTCCAGGAATTGTTTTAGTTGAATCGCTGTGAATAGTTACTTTTTCGCCATCGTTAACTTTTCGTATACACATAGGAATATACTTTTCAGGATGTTGGCGCTGCCCAAATACATTCATTGTATGTGTAATATAAATTGGCAATTTGTAAGTATTCTCAAAGGCTACTGCTAACTCTTCCCCACCAGCTTTTGTCGCAGAGTAAGGATTTGAGCTGTTGTATCTATCTCGTTCTCCGTAATTAATTCCGTTAGGAGCGGGGCCAAAAACTTCATCAGTAGAAAAGTAAACAAATCGTTCTAGATTTGCTACTTTGCGCGCATACTGCAAAATATGCCCAGTGCCTACAACGTTATCAAAAACAAATTCCATAGGAGCTTCAATGCTTCTATCGACATGACTACCCGCGGCTAAATGTAAAATATAGTCAACTTTTCCTAGATCTTTCTCGAGCATAGGATTAATTTCTGCTCTGAGATCGTGAAATATTACTTTAACTCTTTTGCGAATATTAGGCTCAAATTCAGCCACCATATCAGAGAGTCTATTTAGATTACCAGAAAAATCCAGCCGATCTAAGCTAACAATATTCCAATCAGTATTTTTTAAAAGATAATAAATTACATGATGCGCTACAAAACCCGCGCCTCCTGTAACTAAAACAGTTTTTGACATGCACTCGCTCCGAGTCTATTATACTTTTTTAACGTACAATTTAAGGTTATTTTCTTTTGCAAGCTCTATTAAATGAGCTGTTCCTTTGCTTTTTCCGTCCCATACTACGATGACAGCTTCGGCTTTTTTTAAAATCTCTGAGTATCTTTCTTTTCCGGAAATCTTGTCATACTCAATTTCTTCGTTCCAAAAAGGAACGACGAGGTCACAGGGAATTCGATTCAAATTTGCATATGATACTGCAAATTCGTCGGCTCCCTGAGCCCCGCCAGAAATGATTTTTGTAACAGCCCACGGGGCTTCAGCAATCGCTGAAGCCACATGAGAGTAGCGATTAATCGTTCGTGATCCCGCTACAACTGTTCTCATTAGAGATCAAGTTCACTTTCTACTTCTTCTGGAATTTCATCAGATGCCGACTCTCCCGAGCCTCCTCGACGAATTCGCTCGAGCAGCTCTTTCTGTGCGTCAGGAGTCGGGCGAGGAAGAACGTCGTCCATCGACTTAAGATTTTCAATCAATGCACGTTCGCTATCTGTAAGAGCACGCTTTTTGCACTTCAGAGCCTGAAGCTGGTACTCTACGTTATAAGCCTGTGCGCCAGTCTTAACGCGCTTGAAATAAATATCCCAGCCTTCATCGGGGTCGCTCGGGTCGCCCAAATCTTCCGCAGCAACAAGAATTTGCTCAAGCAACTTCTTTTTGAGATTGATCACTTTCACTTTGTTGTCGCTGGGATCAATAACCTGGCAGGCATACGCCCAGTTACACTTCAGATCCGGGTAAGCATCACGAACCCAATCTTTCTCGCGGTTCGTAAACTTTTCAAGCTGACGATCAAACGCAAGGCACTCCATCGGAATATCTTTGTTGTTTTCGCCTTTGATCCAATACACATATCGAGGAAGCAAATCGCCGACAAGGCGAACTACATTATCCCCGTTTTTATAAATGTACTGGTCAACTTTCTCTTTTACTGCGCCGCCTTTCGTCTGATTAAACTTAATTGCCATTTTTAGCCTCCTCAAAAGAAAAATAAATTTCTTCGTTTTTTATCTTTAGTAGCCTGTTGTTTTCGATAGCCTTTACGTTTACAAGATGTATCGGTAAAGTTTTAGTTCGAAAAAGAGCGTAGTCAGGATAACTTCTTTTTGCTGCAAGAAGTATATATTGAGCTACTTCTTTTCGAGTGTATTTCCACTGTTTATCCAGAAAAGCCTCCGGGTTGAGTAGAAATGAGTCTCCAAACCAGTTTATAGTTTGGTATTTTAAACATTTGACGTCTCCCTTTGATTTCGGAATGGGTCTGTAGGTGATATATCTTAAAATATCAATCATTGCTACAGTCGAGCCACCGCTAAATCGTATAAGTTTTGACTTGTCAAACAGTATCATATATTATATAGAAAAAGTACTAAGTTGTCAAGAATTATTTTTTTATAGCATATTGATGCTATAGCCTTCTTTAACATAATGTGCCATTCGAGACTGCGCTTGTCTTACTGCTGTTCGGCCTTTAAGATGTATATCGACAATTGTGGGCTGTAGTTTATTAGGAGAAAGGCGTACAATTCGACCAATTAACTGAGTTAGAAGAGGCGTATTGTTCACTGGTGTTCCTAAAACAAGACAACTTAGCTCATTGATTGAAATACCTTCCGAAAAGATAGATTGTGTACCAAATAGAATTTCTTTTTTACCTGAAGAAATTTCTTGTGAAGCTTTTATTCTAGCTTCACGCGTTAGGTCGCCCGTAACACTTACAGCAGATTCGCCGACCAGCTCGGCGCAGCTCTTCAAAAATCGTACGCGGTCAGAAAGCACCAAAACTCGATGTCCTTTTGCGGCGTAGGCCGCCGCTATCATAGCTACTGTATGTTGATATTGCTCGTTAAAGGCGAGATCGTTCACTCGGTTTGCCCACGGAATGTTTGCTCCGTCCATAAAACGTATTTCGCTTTCTATAATATCAACTTTTGGTACCATGTAGTTTTCTTTCGGCGGCTGATAGACTCTTTCGCTGAAATAATCTCTAAAAACTACGTGCTTTCCGTCTTTTCTTTCAATCGTCCCAGACAGGCCAATTTTATAGCGTGCAAAATTTTTATCAATAATTCGAGAAAAAGTCGGGCTGCTTACATGGTGCATTTCATCTAGTATAAGTGTTCCGAATTCTCTTGAAATATCGTTAATTTTTTTGTACAGCGTTTGAACGTTTCCTACTACAATGGGACCGTCCATGTTAAACTGTCCGCTGCCGATGATTCCGGGCTTAAAACCGTAAATTTTATACACTTCGTCAGCCCACTGATCACGAAGATTTGTAGTATGAGTAACTACTAGCGTTTTTTGACCGAGTTTTCCCGCTATGGCTAACGCCGTAAATGTTTTACCCCAGCTTACTGATGCATTAATAATGCAACTATCGTCTACTAGATCGTAAATTTCTTTCTGACTGGGGTATAATTCAAATTTTCGCTCTGGAAATTCTACGGGGTTCAGAACTCGTTTATCTGTCACTTCATAGCCTTCGGGAATAAGGTCCATTCGCCCAGAAGGTAGAGTTACTAGATTGTCTTTAATAAGCCCCATGTTTTTAATCACAAGAGGCGCTTCGGTTGCGTTATACGAAGGGATCAAATAAGTTAACTCAGAGTCTAATTTTTCAAAAAGCTCTGAGTTAACCTGAATGTATATTCTGTTTGATAGTACTGCTTTCACCGATATTTAAGAAACATGTGTTTTTGAATTAAATAGTCCCTAACAAAATCACTTCGAACAATATCTTCTACGTCAAGCTCAATAAAATCAAAACGATCCATTGTTTTAATAATGCTAACAAAATCTGCCAGTCCGTTTACTTTCAAATCTGACTGATAAAAGTCGCCGCACATCAAAATTCTACAGTTTTTGCCCACTCGCGTAATGATAGAGTCTAGCTCGTGAAAACTCATGTTTTGAGTTTCATCTACTATAATAACTGTATCATTAAGAGTTAATCCTCGCAAATAAGAGGTTGTCATAAACTCGACAATTCCTTTATTTTTTAGAATTTCGTAAGCATCTCCGCGACCAAAAAGCTCATTACAAATATTGTGATAAGGAGTTTCGTAGATTTTTGACTTTTCTTTCTCTGATCCAGGTAAAAAGCCTATATCTCGTGTTGGAACAGCACTACGAATAAGAGTCACTCCGCCGTACTGGTCTTTCAATATATCGTCGAAGGCGAGATAGAGTGATATAAAGGTTTTTCCTGTACCTGCTGATCCGCACAGAACAAGATTATTTAAACTATCAAAAGCTTTTCTTTGATTATAAGTAAGTGGTTCAACTTCTTCCAACTGTAGATTATTATCAATTAATGATCGTCTTTTGGGTTTTGCCATTAAATTAACCTTCTTTTCTCGGGTTGTTTTTCTTCTGAAAAACTTAATACTTCCCATGGAAACCTATCAAAAAAGATGATATTTGCCCAGAAATACCCCGCTGGTGGCGGTCTAGGTAGGATGAATACCTTAGACAAGCCTTTAACTTTAAGAGTAGAATAGTGGTCTTTATGCTCCACTCTATCTATTCTATACGACCGTATTTTACATGATTTTGTTTTTCTATATGTAAAAGCTTTTCCATTACTGTCTATAAAGTGCTTATACCCAGCACGAATCATAGAGAGAAAATCAAAGGCGCAGTCTCTAAGAGGGTAAAGTTCTTTAGAATTTACTCTAAGCCTTCTGACCCCCAAAGAGCTGCCTTCTACACTTTTATCGTCCACTATCTTATCTTCACAGTACAATATATTTTTATAAAATCTAAGCTCGTCTGAGCGAAGTTTAAATACTGGAAATCTAACTTTTTTGATAGTGTCTTTCGTTACTTCAGGCAACATTATAAACAATCGGATAAGCCTTTTCCAGCTTACCGAAAGAATAATCTTCCCCAATGTCAAAGCTGACGCCGATAGGAGCACCAGGAATTGACAATCCACGATCGCGCTGAATACAAGTCTGTACGATTGACTTATATTCTTCGACTTCCTCGTTAGGCACTTCAGCCAAAATCGAGTCATGTACTAGCGCGAAGATTTTTGCTTTCATTTTTTTACTTTTTAGTTCTTCGTGAGCCTCGAAAGCCCCGATGAGATTAATATCCGATGCTGGAGACTGTACCATAAAGTTAAGGCCAGAGCGAATTTCGTGCTCTACAATTCCATCGTTGTCAGAGCGTACATTCGGCAGTCTACGCTTACGCCCGAAGTGTGAGTAAATAAAAGCATTTGCTCGAATAAAATCTCGAGTACTGTCGATCCAATTCTTCAGACCATAGAAAGCATGAAAATACTCGTCAATAATCTGAGAAGCTTCTTTCAACGTAATATTACCACCATCTTTTTGTACTTGTGACCAGATCTTGCGAGGGCCTGCTCCATACATAATACCGAAAGTAATGGCTTTGGCATACTGACGTTCTTGCTTGTATAGATTTTCTACTTCTTCCACAGGGCACGGCAGCTTAAACACTCGCTTAGCAATCGACGAGTGAAAGTTTCCTCCAGAGACAAAAACATCTTGAAGAGCGTTATCTTTTGCCAATACCGCAGCTACGTACACTTCGGCAGTTACAAGGTCCATAGAAACGATTTGATTTCCGGGGTTTGCCAGAATACAACCTTTTACTAGAGGATTATCTCTAGGGAACTGCTGTGCGTTAAGCTTACCGCTGGACGAAAGCCGACCAGAGGTAGTAACGTGTAGATTAAATCCAGTACGAATACGAGAATCCTTATCAAGCTGCGGCAAAATTTTATCAATGTAAGTGTTTTTAATTTTGCCCATTTTTCTAATCTTAAGCACTAGCTCTGGAATCGGATGCTGCAAGCTCAGCTCTTTCAGAACTTCCGAGTCTGTAGAGTCTGCACCTTTTTCCGTTTTTTTGCCTGTAGGTGTAAGGCCCACATAATCAAACAAAAGTTCGCGAAGCTGCATAGTACTATTAGGATTAAACTCTCCATTGTGTGTATCCATGAAAGCCTGAACTGCATCATAATTTTGAAGCTGCTCTACGGCTTCATAAATTTCTGTTTGCAAAGTTTCTTGAGCAAGCAACAATCGTTTACGAGAAAAAGGAATGCCTGCATCTTGCATTTCGATAACAAAAGCAGTAGCGGGGATCAAAATGTTGTAATAAACATTTTTAAACTTAGTGTTTTTGTTAATCAAAGCATTAAACTTTTTGTGCAAAATATAAGTTACTAGCGCATCCATAGAAGCATAGACTTTGATAACGTCAAACGGAATCATGCCGAAGTGAAACTGATCTTTCAACACTCCGTTCTTTTTACGATAATCTTCCATCCAATCGTACATTGGCTTTTCGTAGTCTCCATAAGGAGTGTACTTGAGAGCTAACTGCTTCAAGCCGTGAGTACCAACCGTCTCATCAAGCACATAGTGCTGAAGCATAGTATCTTCGAACTTCGGAAACTTGAATCCGAACTGATAAGTAAAGTAGCCTATATCGAACTTAGCGTTATGAAAAACAACCGTTTTAGTATTGAACAGATGTTGAAGCCGTTGTTCGATCACTTCATCAATCACATCTGTACTTATGTATACGCCTTTTTCTCCGTCATAGCACATAGAGATGCCAAGCATATGGCCGTTGCGCGGGTAAAGATTGGTAGTCTCGGAGTCCAGAGCAATGAAGGTAGACGGATGAGCAATTGCTTCTTCAATATAAGCAAGAGCTTCGTCTCGATCTTCGATGCCTCGAGTAATCGAATCATCAACAGCAACTGCTTTAGTTTGTCCGCTAATAATACTAATGATATTGTCTCGAGACTCAAGCCATATTTTCTCAACTTCTGGCTTGAATGCCAGCATTGCCGGATTGATTACAGGCAAAAATTTAGTATCAACTACTCGACCACTATACTCGGTTACAGATTTGAGATTTGCTAGATACTTACAAGCTTCCGAGCCTACAAGAATAACCCATTCGTATTTATCAGCGTCAAGCTCAAGATCTACATTTTTCTTGAGAACTTTGGCTACAGCAGGATCTGAGCACAAACTAAATTGCTCAAATTCAAATGCGTTATTGAAAAGGCGAGCGTAATTATTTCGGCTTGCTTTTGCTTCTACAATCGCTACATTAGCCATAGAGAATCTCCTTCAGTTTTGATACTTGTTCTTTTGTTAACTCGCCGGGGTCTTTGTTGCCTTTTAGAGTTCGTATCGTTGCGTCGATACCTACTTTTTCTGCGATTTCTTTTACTTTTTTGGCTCCCTCTGCTCCGGCAGTATCGCTGTCATAGAGAATATCTATTCCAGTTACACCTTGTACTTTCAGTAGATCAAAGGAGGACTCTTTCACTGTCGTAACGCCAAACGAAGTGACGGCATTTGTTAATCCTTTGTCGTGAAGATTAATCATATCAAAAATGCCTTCTACTAGTATCACTCTACCTTGAATTGGCGTTACCGCGGGAAAAATCGGTAGTGATGCTCCGCCTGGATGTATATAGTATTTTTTACCCAAAGTGCCTGTATCGTCTCGTCCAATGAAAGCTACTGTTCTACCTGTAATATCTGTAACTGGAAAAACTACTCGATTAATAAATTCTTTTTCTGCGCTTTTAAACGCGCCAAACTTTCTATATGTTTCTGGCGAGATGCTACGCCAGTTTCCAATGTAAGCCATTGCGTCTTTTGGTAAGGAATAGCCGATACTTTGCTGTCGAATTTTATTTATCTTTCTCTTTACCTTTTCACGCATTAATTCTAACCTATTTGGGGTGTGATTGTAAAGAAAAAAAATATTTCCCCTGAAGCCACATGACATACACTGAAATATACCAAGTACTTTATCTATTCTCATACTTGGGTTCGAGTCATCGTGCTCGGGGTTCAAACACTTTACCAAATAGTCTTTGCCGCTGACGGTAAAAGCAATCTTTTTTGAATTAAGCAGTTCTTCTACATTCATTCGTCATCATACACGGACTCGCCCGTGCCTTCTGTTGCTTTTTTATCTGCCGGATTTTTTGCCGACTCTGGGCCAATCTTTAAAGTCTTCCAATCTACTGCTGATGTGAAGCCTTTAACTTCTCCGTTTCTCATTTTAACACAATTAAATGTGATACACCCATCTTCTGGGGCATGAGTATCCAGTGTAAACGCTGCATCTGCGGCGTCGAGAATACCTTTTGCAAAACGAGCCTCTCCAGTTGCATCGATCTGATAGGGTGCAATAATAGGAACTTCATACTGCTGAGCCATGCTTTTCAATGCTTTACTAATCTCAATCTGTTCGGTCCAGTCATACTGACCGAACTTAGAATATTGATTACCAGTTCGATACTTTACTTGGTTTAGATAGTCTACAATAATTGCTCGAGGACTGATAGATACAACTTTTTTATCAATTTCACTTCTAATTTTAGAAACAGACAGCTCTGGATCGTAAACTACATCTAGTTGAACTTGCTTTAGCGGTTTACGAATCAATTGAGAGTGAAACTTATCAAAAGAGTTATGCTCTAGATAGTCATCATATGCTTTTTCGCCCTCTTCAAATCTTTTTGCCCACCAGCCTGCAACTCGTCTCCATTCTGCAATAGATAGAGATTTATTTCGAATTGCAGCCATATTAACATTTGTAGCAATCGCACAAATTCTTTGAAGAATCGATCTAGAATCCATTTCGATAGTGAAGTAGATTACAGACTTATCTTCTTCAAAGATGTTAGCTGCAATGTTTGCACAAGTAAGCGATTTACCGGCCCCGCGCCGGCCGCCAATGAGAATCAAATCTCGAGGAGAAAAACGCATCATAGCATCGTAGTCTGCATTTAGACTCAGAGGTACGTTCTTAGCTAGCTCTTCTTCAGAATAGAAAAGATCAATGCGTCGCATATCATTTTCTGGCGTCTTGAGATCGACTTTAGACTCAACGTCCAGAACAATTGCTTGTAGATTTGAAAGGCTTTCTTCAGCATTATCAATAGCTACTGAAGTCTCTAAATACTTCTCGAGCTGAAGCATAATCTCAGCTTGAGTGTACTCGTTTTTTAGATATTCCAAAAGCTGAGAGCATGGAATATCAATATCTTCCGCTCTTTCAACTACAAAGATTTTTTCAAGAGTTTGACGATCACGAACAGAGAGTTTTAGATCATCAAAGCTGGGGAGGGTAGAAAACTCATCTACATGGTTTTCTATTACGGAGTGAATTCTGCTGAATTCTTCAGGCAAGTAATGCTTTTGCAGACTAGCCCAGGTGTCCACATCACGATCAACAATAATTTTTTTGATGAGAACACTGGCTAAGTTCAATTAACTCTCCTACATTTTACAATGCAACAAAAAGGAAGCGAGTAAAATAATCTACTCGCTTCCTCGTTTAAGAGTCAGACTGACTTAGCCGGCGGCTTTTTCTTTCCGCGAAGCTCCATCATAGTTCGAGGCTACCAGGCCGCGACGCGTCAGCATCGTCTTAACGCCACGAACCGTCTTACCAAGACGCTCTGCAATATCTTCTACCGACATACCGGTAATATCACCGAGCGAATCCATCGGGTCTGCCTGCGGAGGAACGCGATCCCGCTGAGCCGGAATCTTCTGAATCGTACCGATACGCAGAAGCGACAGAGCCTTACCGCGAACGCTATTAACTTCGCGCTTCAGGGCCTCAGCAATATCTTCCAGATATGCACCGTCGTTTACCAGCTTGATAAAGACTTGCTCTTCGCTGTCAGAATAGGTCTTAACGGTTTCCGGCTTCGGAGTGGGGCGAACGTGTTCGGTCAGCTCCAGAGAAAGAATTTTTCCCTGAATTTGCTTAGCGGTAAACTCGCCATCCCCAAACTGCTCGGCGATCTCTCCGTAGGTGTACGTTCCAGAGTTGGCTTCTACGAACTCTGCCAGCTCTTGTGCTTGTTCATCGCTGAACGCTTTGCGAACATTTGCCGAAGCAAGTTCGACTTCAAAACCCAGCTTACGCAGTTTGCTCGCGATCGAGCGTGCCGACGTTTCGAAGTGTTCGGCTGCTTGGGCTACGGTTGCTTGAGATACCGGATTTTCATCGCCAACAAAAGTTTGCAGATTTTCGGTACGCTCGTCAGTCCATTTCGGAAGTGCTTTACTCATTACTATCTCCTAGAAATAATTTCAAATTTGTGATTACAGTTACGCCAGATTCTTTGGCTTTTTTGGTTTTTGCAGACTCTATTCCGCTTTCATTCACTAGAATGGTTACGTCTTTTGTAAGACTATCTTTGACTATGTAACCTCGATCTTTCAAAGCTGCCGCTGCTTCTGCTTTAGTTTTGAACGAGGATAGTTTTCCTGATATGCAGATTGTTCCCTTAATTACTTCAATTTTTGATTGTTTTTGTACTGAAAAAGAAAAGGGATAATTATCAATATTGTTTTTTGCAATCTGCCACCAGTTCATCAAATTTTTAGTAGCTATCGGACCAAGCCCAGCTTCTTTACAAGCAGCTTCAGACAATTCATTAATATTTGAAATTACTTTGCAAAGCTTAGCTGTAGCAGTTTCTCCGATTAGTGGAATACCAAACGCGGGAAGAACACTCTCAAGAGAAGCAGAAGCTGAAGTTTGAATTTCTTCAAACAACTTTCTGCCTACAAGATCAGAGCCAAGAGCTTCCACGATAGTCACTAAATCCAGTTCGTAAATTTGTTCAATTGATTGTAAATTTAGTTTTTCTATTGTGGCTGGCCCGAGACCCTTAATTTTAAGGCTTTTTGCCCAATGCTCGATACGCTTTGAATTTTTAGCATAGCAATCGGCATTTAAGCAGTACAGCAGATCGTTTTTCCACTCCAAGATGAAGCCACAACTTGGGCATACCGACGGAGCTTTGATTGCTCTTAGATTTGTGCTGGTCATGGGCTGCTCTCTCATCTTGAAGTACTATTATAGGCTTCTTGGGGTAAAAAGTCAAGATTTATTTTTTTATTGGTACCGGGAGGAAATGACTCCATATATAATTCCGCAAATAGATACAAGCTCCCAGTAGTCCCCGCACATTTCTTTCAACACAATCGGATACGTACAAAAAACTATTATAGACAATAAAAATGATGACCACAACACTCATGTTACTCTCTGAATTATTCTTGGTATGATGTCTCCGCTTCGAATTACTCTTACTTGACAGCCCTCCTCTAGATTCAGTGCTTCGATATATTTCATGTTGTGTAATGTAGCTCGACTAACTGTCGCTCCGTCAATGTCTACTGGAGTCAGCACAGCTACGGGCGAAACTACTCCCGAACGCCCCACATTCCAAATAACTCTTTCTAGCGTTGTTACTACGCCTTCCTTTTGAGTCTTTAGAGCGTATGCTCCTCGAGGATGGTGAGCCGTATAGCCTAGTCTCTCAAAGTCCGCATTGTTATTCATTCGAACAACAAATCCGTCAGTCGGATAAATACTTACATCATTGTGCAAGACTGTATTAAATCCGTACTTAAACAGGTCTGCTAAATCATCTTCGTACTTAACATTTACATATGGAGTAAGCCCATAAGCATAAAAAGTCAGATTACGAGTTTTAAACTCATCTACAGACTTTAGATTAAGTGCGCCCGCAGCATAATTTCTAGCGTTCTCGATTGTCGCGGGAGCGACCACTTCGCCAGTAATTTGTACAATACCTTTTAGCGGTATCTGTTTCGGAATCGAAAGAGTACTTACTAGCGAAGTAATATCTTGCCCACGAGTACCGTCACCTCGAGTAAGAGCAAGCCAGAACTCACCTTCTACATAGAGAAGCGAGACGGCTGCTCCATCGAGTTTAACAGTAGTAACGCCTAGAATCTCTGCCCAAGGCCGCTCGTCTTCAGGGTACACTTTTTTGAGTGAATACATCTGATAGGCATGAGCGATTCCTTTCGGATGCTTATGCCCTACGGAAGCGTAATTATATTGATCGACTAGAGCATCAAACTCTTCGTCGGAGAGAACTGGAGTGCCTTCATAGTACGCTTTAGAAACGTAATCAAGGTACTGTTTAATGCTTTCTAAGTTCATAGCCTGCTTTCCAAATTTTATATATTATACAAAACTTAGAAAGAATAGTCAACACTTATTTTTCGTATATCTCTTGTAGCAATTCTTTGAAATACTCGTTAATTATTTCTTTGCTTTCCGCAATAGAAAGAATCTCTGCTAGTCCTGCGAATAATTCTTTGCTGTTTTGTAGATCAAGAGCGAAAGAAATACCGGTGCCAGAAGGAAGCCATTCTTCGTCAAAACTTAAGTAGTACTTTCGTAGATGTAGATATTCGATTCCATTAAATTCGTTTACTACTAAACGTATTTGATGATGCTCTCCGTCCTCAATAATGCGTTGATATATATCAGTCATTGTTGAGAATTGAGCTCAAAGGAGCTACACTAGTTATATTGTCAGGCGTCATAAGACGATAAGAGTCTGTATCCCAGCAAAACATGAGCACTGTGCTAGAGCTCTCTTTTGCTCGATTGTTTTTGCTTTGAATATACTCATTGTTGAAATCCAGCGTACAAACATTATACTTAACTTTATTGGAATTTGGGCTTCGATAAGTAATAATGGCGTCGCCATACTCGTTTAATAACTGTTTTAATTCTTCTTTTTTCATTCTACATTCCTTAGAAAGTATTGCAAAACTTATTTAGCAGGGACTTTCTTTGTTAGTTTCTGTAGACGAAAAAAGACCGGGAAGGTGTTACCCTTCCCGGCAATTTTAGAAGTATTACGCAGCTTTTGCGCTACCCAACACTTCTGCAAAGTAAAGAGCCGCCTTGCCAGTAAGTTTCTCGATAATCTCGGCATTTGGCTCGAGGCCAAGATCCCGAATTGCTGCTTCGAGCTGTTCGAAGGCTACGGTCTTGCTAACCTTTGAACTACCTTCTGACTTCGAAGCCTTAGCCCCAGACCCCGCTGCGGCTTCCTTCTTAATATATACGCCTGCTTTGGTAAGAATCATTCGAACTCCGTTCGGAGACTCGTCGAGTTCTTCTGCAATGTCCTTCACGATCTCCATCGAATTTTCTGGAGTCGGTTCTGCTTCTTCATACATGCGAATTGCTTCTGCCCGTTTTTCGTCATCCCACGCCACTTTTCGTCTCCTTTTGCCTGTTACACCAATCGTAGAACCCGTTGCTCTAAGTTGAGCTTCGTAAAATCTATCGCCCATGTCTTTTTCTCATTTTGAGAATATATTATAGAGCCTATAGCAACGAAAGTCAACACTTATTTATATCACTGGTCAAATTTAGTTAATTCTTCGAGAGTTGCTTCACGAATTTTCCGACACCGTTCTTTGCTGAATACACACAGATAGAAGAAGATCGGACTGAACAATGTAGACATGCCTAGTGCAAGCAGGTAATAAATTGTTGCAGCGATAAAACTCGGTCTGCGAAAACTGGTTCGCATGTAGTCTCGTCGAATCGGATAAAAAATCTCTTTAATTGCAAGAATGTTTGTAGCTACTGCGAACGCGATAAAGTACATCATATGTATTTAAAAGACACTCCGTATTGTTCCAAATGTTTTAGTTTGCCCAGATCGTACCCAGGCACGTATGCAAAAAATCCGCCAAACTCAACAGAAGGAAAATACGTAGCAGTACTTTCCATTTTTTCTGTGATATACACTCGATAGCACTTAGAGCCGTATCGTTCCGTGTAAACTGGCTCAGTCATCTCTTTTTCAACTCGACAAGGTGCATGATACTTTGCTGACCAAGCGATCTCTCCTATAGCAAACTCTTCTCCGACGCACTCTTCTGGCAGCATAGCAATTTTATGCTTATCGTCTCCAGTTATTTTTTCAGGAATACCGATTCTAGCTACAACATTTTTTACAAATGCTGGCGAACGGTAGATGCGTTTTGAGATTGCGGCAACATTGTCTCCTTCTAGAAGAGATTCCGCAATATTGCGTATTTCTTCTGGTTGAGCAGGCTTGCCGCGGCGCTCTTTCTTTCTTTTCGCCGTATTTTCCTGATCTTCTTTCCAGTTTGAAAGAATTGTATTTAGACGAGTTGTGTTGTACGATATGTTCAATATCTCGCAAGCCTCTTTCTTTGAAATCGGCTTTTCCGAGTTTTCTAACAGTTCGATAACTCGACTGATATTAGCATCAGTAAGCTTTTCGCTTGCTTGCTTTTTTACTCGTTTTTGAACTTTCATTTTTACTCTTGCGTTTCACTTTCCGAAGGTGTGCAACCCTTAACAAAGCTCTCAGGACAGTTTACATTTGGAAATGACCCTCCAACAGAACGAATAAAAGGAAGTACTCCAGTTTGCCACTGTTGAGTCGGCCCCCCATTCCAAGTATTACGTTGCCATGAGATATGTGTAGCTTTCAAATCATACGCTGCCTTATCATAAATTCCCGTAGGCTCGTACTTTTTAAGATCGCTTTCCACATTGAACATGATAGGTACTTTTCCTCGAAAATCTACTTCTCCTGTAGCTCCTACGATTAGAGCTTGAGAGGCGTTTGTACTTGCCGCTGGAGTTGCCAGAATAATATCTGGCCCGCCTAGTGCATACTGATAGCGCAACGACTCATTATGCAGTCTTACAAATAAACTCTGACTAGGCCAATAGTTTGTCGATAGCCGAACTATAGTTCGCGGCCAAGCAGCTCGTGATGCTTGCATCAATCTTAGATATTGATCTGTGGCTGCTGTAGACGAAAACCCCGGAAGATTAGTAACAGTACCCCCTAATGCAGTCTCGGCTGTAGCAATTGCTTCAAAGTTTGGGTGTGAATCGTATCGCTCTCCCAATGCTTGATACAGTGCAATTAGCCGATCCATCACAGCAGGATTCCATACACGAGTCGCAAATCGGGTGCCATCATTGTAGACGGAATAGTCGCCCCCACCATATTCTTCAGTCTGAATATAAGCCGGAGAAGGCTTCAGTCTTCCTCCAAAAGAACGAGTCCATACTTCTAATATAATTTGCTTGTTTACAGACTCAGCTCTATCTAACAGAGCGTCCAAAGCTAGAAAATCATATTCACCCTTTCGAGGCTCTAGTTCGTTCCAATAGTAACGTACCTGAAGACCTCTAATAGAGGGCTCTTCAGCAATTTCATCCAAATATGCAAGACGTTTAAGCAGCCCCGCTCCATTATCTGAAATTACATAATGCCCAGGATTCCATTTAATGGCCGAAGAAACTTCGCCCGGCTCATCAACCCCGCTACAGCTTGTGCCTATATCACACAGTGAAGGCGCATCAGGAGTAGAAGCGTATGTTGGCGTGAGTGCGAGCACGCTCGAAATCATCATTGCTAATGCTGTTCGTTTCGCTAATAGTTTTGATTCTATCATGATTCTATCCACTCGTATCCGCACTCATAACATTCGTAACCAATATGGTCTAGTTCACCTTTATTATCTTCGTATACGTCATCAACAGTTTGAAGTTGTGCATTGCACAGAGGACAATGATACGTTACAAAGTTAATGTGAGTCACTACTCTGGGCTGAGGCAGATTTTTAAGTACAGCTTTCATATTATCTTCCTGAAATTCTCCTATCGTAACTAGCAAAAGATTCGTCCCACCATTCGGGTTTATTTCTAAACTTCCACTGAGCAAACGTTGCTTTGTCGAGCATATAAAAATATCTATAAGTTTGAACAGGGTCGTTTGGATTTCTTAGTTCTGGCGGGAAATGTTGGGATAAAGCTAACGCAAATTGCGTTAGCCCCAAATTGGGCATATTGTTAGGAATATTGAAATTCTTTACAATATGCTCGAGTTCACGAATTTTTCCATATCTATAGGTGTACTCATCACAAAGCTCTGCCGCATAATTAAAAGTGTAGGCATAGTTTTCATATGACGAGCGCACCCAGATAGTACACGGATGATTATACATAGTAGGCAGATACGGCGACAAAGGCCTCTCTGGTAAAGGAAGGGGAGCGATTTCTTTCTTCGCTTTATTAAGAATACCAGTTTCTTCTTTGGTAAGAGCACGAGGAACAAAACCTAATAGTTTATCTACCCATAGAGCTGTGCTCATCATTTGAGCAGCTTCAAGCGGCATTTTCACTACATGCTTATCGACATGATATTCAATACTTTTTTTAAGATCGTGGTCGAGAATAAAGATGTTCACTAAAGTTCTCTGACATTGAAAGATATATTATATATAATTGACGTAATAAAGTCAAGAAACTTTTTCTAAAATTTGAGGCGTAGCTTTAAAATTAAATACCTGAGTACGAGTCTACAGCGTTCATCCGAAAGTTCACTTACAGTGAGTTCCTGATTCATAAGCTGCTGTAAAATTTTCTCGTACTCAGGCTTAATCATTAGTTATTCCTTATCATCCATTCCTTCTGTGTCTGAGTAAGCCCCAGATTTACCTCGATGTTGGTTCCAGGTAGAATAACAAACTGCAACTGCTTGCTGCTGATCGCGGCCTTCTCTTATAACTTCTGGCACACAGCGGGCAATAAAAGACTCTTCCGTTTCGTTTTTTCTAGGTTTTGGCATTATTTGATCTCATCAACTCTACATAACTAGAGAGTTCTCCTACTAGCTCCTCGATACGATCGAGCAACGAGTCAAAACTTTCATCGTCTTCGTCATCTTCATATGCAACTTTATCGTTATTCAATTGCTCTACTTTATTTCGAGCCCAAGACTGCCCAGGATCACCTCCCCATAAAGCCCAGGCAATTCTCCCAGCACTAGGGTACCCCTGCTCTCCTGGGGAAAATCCTTGGCCTTGCTTATCGACTTCGTGTCGAGAAAAATAAGAATGCATACGCCGAACCGTGCGCGGAGAAAGATTTTCTTTTCGAATCAATTGATTTGCACGAGTGACTCCTACAATCGTACCACCTCGATTATATTCTTTGCGCCACTCTAAACCCCGCTTGGCTTCGGCTGCCATTGCATCTGTAGGAACTAAATCTACCATTGTTTACTCCATATGGTGCTTCGAGATGGGATTGAACCATCGACCTGACGCTTATAAGACGCCCGCTCTTACCCCTGAGCTACCGAAGCGAATTGGTGGGCTGTCTGGGATTCGAACCCAGGACACCCTGGTTAAAAGCCAGGTGCTCTAACCAACTGAGCTAACAGCCCTTACGATGGTGCGGCTTGAGAGAATCGAACTCTCACCTCTAGCTTGGAAGGCTAGGGCACTACCTTTATGCAAAAGCCGCTAAAGGGGAATTTCTGCTAGCCCAGATTCGCGATCTAGGTACTTGTAAGACACGTTGACTGGCTCAAATTCTTCCAGCGCCTGAAACACATCTCTTGGGTCCATAGGACCACAGGTATATACGTCAAGTTGAATAAGTCCAGGATTCGTTTCATCCCAAACATGAATCGCAATATGACTGGTCTCGATAATCACAACTCCAGTCAATCCACGATTTCCTTCGACATTTAAATAATGAGAAATAGGACCTTTACAAATTTTCATGCCAATCTTAGAGACTAGCGTAGTCATCCAGTGCTCCAAGTGCTCTGTAGCCGTTGGAGGATTTAGTACTTCTGCGCGAATGATTAAATGTACGTGTACAAGGTGCATATATTTCTCTTAAAAATGTTTTGTCAAAATCTGTAGTTTTTCTTCCCACTCTGCTAGAATTGCTACTTCCTGATCAATTGTTTTCATAATATCAGGATGCTCGCCAACTCCAACATGATTGTTCAATAGAATTTCAATATTTACTTTATGAAATTCTATCTCTGCTTCGTACTTTTGTTTGAGAGCCTTTAAAATATTACTGCGATGAGTTATGCTCATATAATTCTCTAAAAGTGGTGCGGGTAGCCGGACTCGAACCGGCACGCTATAAAAGCGACAGATTTTCTTACCACTACGTGTTTCCACGCCATTACTGTTTGTGGTCTGGACTTTGTCTTTACCATAGTGTTTCCACTTTAGGTACCTCGTGTAAAGTCTCTACACTCGTCTTTCGACTAGCACGGCGTTGCCATGACTAAAGGTTTCACCGTTTTAGCGAGGTCCACTTACTAAGTTTCCCTAGTAAGGCTCTTATTTGTATAGTGCGTTACAATAACTTCTTGCGAGCTAAAAGTTTCTATATTTTGAGAAGCTTTCCCAGCGCAGCTTCTGCTGCAAAACGGCCCTTTTTTCCTTTGCTTCTATTATGTTTAGCATCGTGTAGCTTTCTCCCTTCTAGGATAAAACTAGAATGGCACACTTCACATATAAAAGTTTGAGAGCCTATTCGTTTTGCGTCAAGTTTTGCATGTGCTGAGCGGTCAATAACCGCTAAGTTATCAATATCGTTATTAGTAACGTCTCCGTCAATGTGGTCTACGGTTTCATTTTTGGTAAACTTTCTACCAATATGGTTTTCCATAATAAACTTAGGATATGAAACAGTTTTCTTTGTTCCATCAAGAAACACAATAACTATTCTAGATCTATTATCCTTAGCTATGTAGGGGCCATATATTTTTTTAATATTTTCGTAAACCATACACTATACTAAAAGTCTGTTGTGTCTACCGATTCCACCATACCCGCGTATCAATCATACCAATGGCGAAGCACTCCCGCCATAATTACAAAGTTTGTAAGCAGAGTGACTATTACTATCACTGTACGAATCAAAGCTATAGTGTTTGCTTCTTTGTCCGTACTGCCGCTTTTTTCGCCTAGAGCTTTTGCCCAAAGTCTCCACATATTTGGTGCTCCCAGAGAGAATCGAACTCCCAACCTACTGATTACAAATCAGTTGCTCTACCTGTTGAGCTATGGAAGCCAAAAATTGCCGAATGCTCTTTTCAAATTTGAAATATAGTATACTTAAAAAAACTAAAAAAGTCAACATATATTTTAGGATATCTTTTTATTTTTGTAAGGGTTATCTTGATAGAAGGTTTTTTGAATCATCCAATTGCATGGATAGTGAAACACATCTTTTGTTGCAGTAAAAAGCACTGTTTGATAGTCCAGCTCAAGATAACTGAGCCAGCCTGGTTGAGTTTTTTCAATTTGTTTTTTTGAAAGAACATCCAAAATTTTATATGGCTCAGAAACTATACATACGTCTACTCCAATAAATTGAAAGTATACTGGATGCCATGTTATGGTAGCAATTGATCCTATTGGGTGCATAATTGATTATGTACTATGATTGCCTCTTCTGGCGTGGAAACAACAATCGAATCAATATTTTCATAATTGTTTCGAAATGCAACTGCTAGTCTTTGATTTCCAAATAGACAAAGATATGGTTTTTTGGAGTCGTAAAGCGATAAGCAGTTTTCATCGACCGACTGCTTACCGTGATTGTAGGCTTCTAAAGTATTTTCTGTAACTATAATTGGATGTTTCATTCCATTTACTAGTATATCGTTTTCCAACTCATAAAAGTTTGGTTGAATTAGTCTACTTTCATGAGTAACAAAGTTTGCTATAGAACTTACTGGTAGATTTACTACATAGTATGTAGTTGTAACTATCTCAAGCAAAGGAGTGGCTCGAGTTATTGTAAAGCTATCTTTCATGAATGCTTCGATAGAAGAGTATCACGCTCTGCGATTCTTTGATGTATCGCCGCAATTCCTGCACATTGTGAGACAGGTTTTCGTAGCCTTTTGGCGTAATCGCAAAAAACGGTTCATTTCCTGCTTTTGCTAAAAACTCGTCTAAATTTTTTTCTGATACGACATAAAATTCTACAGACCGTAATGTAACCGCACTTACGGGCGCGGCATGAATTATTGGAGTCGGTTCGCAGTAGTTCGGCGCAAGCTCAGGCTTTTGCTGCAAAAGCGAGCATCCGCTTAAAAGTGTTGCACAAATTATAAGTTTTTTCACTTTAAAAGCTCAGTTTGAAATTGCTGAGTTTCAGCCTCTATAGTGTCAAATACTTGCTGCGTCGCCCGATTCACTCGTATTTGTATCAGATTTGGCTTAGCCGCCGATAATTTTGTTAAATCGTGTTTTTGAAATATTTCTTGTGCTTTAGCTGCTTCTTCTCTAATTTTCACCGTGCGAGCATTTAAATTATTGAGCTCTAGTGTTTGAGTATTAATGCTTTGAGAAATTCGTTCAAGTGAAGTCGAAAGTTGTTGAATTTGATAAGTTCGCACTTGTAGTTGTGCTTGAAGAGTTTTATTTGAATTTGAAAGATTATTTACGAAAATATATAAATATGTAAATAATCCTAGAGTACCAAGAATAAAAACGAGGTTAAGAATTCTTTTAAATTCCAATAGAAAGTTCATGAATTATTCTCATTTTGGCAGTTAGTCTTCGAGCTTGTTCGCCATACTGTGCATACCAAAAACTGGACTCCATTTCTTTAGCTACATTTGCCCAGTTTTTAGTATAAACAGTTGCGATTAATTCTTTCAAAGAAAGGAAATTATCGCGGCCCAGGAAGAACAGCATATTTATTAATACTTCCTGGGCCTCGGCAGGGATGGTTTCCCAGTCTGGAAAGATGATTCTGAAGTCAGAAAATGCAATGGCGAGGTCTTCTTCAAACAACTCGCGACTCTGTGCTTCAGTAATTGTATCGCCTAATTTTAACGAGCGAATAGGTAAAGGATCTTTCTTAGATATTTTATGACCTATTCCTACGGTCAGAAATCCTTCTGTATCGCTGTAAACTCTTAACTTTTTTCCTGCGTCAATCTCAAGTTGACGAATTAGACGTTTTAAATTTACTTGTCCAGCATTATGTCTAGGAAACCACCCCATCACTTATATCAGCCGAAAGGAAGCCCAGATGCTAATTCAAAAGCACCTACGCCTACCATCAACCCAAGAAGGGTAATACCGGCTTTTTCAAAAATGTTGGAAATCGTGTTCATGATTGTATCTCAATATAATTGGCGGGGTTAACTGCCCGAGGCTTGAAAGTAATCTTTAATAGCCCGTCTTTAAACGTAGCGTCTGTCACTTCAAGATTTTTTGGTACAAAAAAACTGCGCCGGAATGCTTTTCCACTTATACCCTTATGAATATAAGTTTCTGAGCTTAAACTTTTCTCTCCTTCTACAAGCAGAATACCGTTGTCAAAATGAATCTTCACTTGTTCTTTTGACCAACCTGGAAGAGCCAAATCTACTCTATAGTTCTGATCTTCAAGCTTTACGATATTAAACCGAGGAAATGCGTCTACGTTCAGATCGCCAAAAAAGTCTGTAAAAAGCTTATCGCCACCCACAAAGAAGTGGTCAAGTAGTTTAGTCATAATTTATCTCCTAAAAAATAAACCCGCCCCTTGACGGAAGCGCCATAAAAAAGCTCACAGTAATACTGTGAGCTTTTTCAAACAAAACCTATTTTTCGCTAATCGGAGTTTTTGTTACTGCTCGGAGCGCAACAATCAATCCACCAAGAATGCTGCCGACTACAGTTACTTGTTCCGGAGTCAATCCCGACTCGCTAACTGTTTGCTGAGCCCAGGAAAGAACTACAGTAACTAAACCCAGCCATACAGTTTTCGATTTGAAATAATTAACAAAATTCATACTTTTCTCCTAATTGAATTCCTAGAATTCAATCTGCTCTTAAAAGAGCTAAGGAACGCAGCTAGAGAATTCTAGCCACATTATCGAACCCATCCTCTTCCTCGTCTTTATCCCACCAGTCCGAACTTTCTCGAGTGGAATAAATATCGTTAACACCAGCAAACAAAAGTATAATAACTAAAAATAAATTCACTATTGTTTTCCTAATTAGTGGGAGTTTTTCTGTTGCGAGGAGGTTCCTTTGGGGAACACAAAACTCCCGAAACCCCGAGAAATCATGCTGCTACAGCATATTCCTCATTATAAAAGTCATCGTTTGCTTTTATATTTATTTGCTTCTTCGACCGGGAAGTCCCAATCCTAACGGCTTTCGCATTGCCGGATCGTCCGCGTCTTTTTCCTGCTCTGTCGAAACCAGAACACCCCCATCAAAGTATACTCTGTCGCCGTTTTTGCTACGCTGGTAACGACCAAGACCTCAAAGAATATACTTTGGTGGAGGTGGGCGGAGTCGAACCGCCTTCCAAAACAGTTCCAATCAACATCATACGATCATAATTGCTCAGTTTGGATTCGAACCTTGTCCGTGTATTGTCTACCCGCACGTCCCACCGTACTGACCGAGCAAATTTATTTATTTACTTTACAGTGAGTATTATAGTAAATCTTGAGCTAAAGGTCAAGAATTATTTTTGGGGAGGCTAGCGTTTTTATGACTATAAAACTCCTCTAAGTGCTCTTTGAAAGTGTTATAAGTTTTGTCAAACTTATAGCTATAGAGAGTTACAAGCGAGAGCATAAAATTGTCGATTTTATCCGTAAACTCAGCCGACAGCCCAGCAAATTCTTCGCTATCCAAAACTTCTCGAAAAAGTTTCAGATCGTCAATAATTTGCCAGACTTCCATAAGCTGTTGTTCAAGATCAAATTGTTTGCTCATTTTACTTTCGCCTATTTAAGATTGCTGAAGATGCTCTAGCGTATGTTGAATTACAAGTTGAGTGTAGCGCTGTAGTTCTTCGTCATAGCTACAAGACCAGTCAATTCTTTCATTGTTTTGGTTCCACTCTTCAGCTTCCCAAAAAGCAAAACCTGCTTGACGAGCTAAAAACCAAAAAATTTCGTTCACAGTCCAGCACCCTCTTTCAGCATTGCATCAGCAAAAGCATAAGCATCTTTTGCATACGTGCTAAATCCGCCCGCTCGCTCAGAGTCGGCAAGCATTCCAGCGAGGGCCTGCCCCGCGAAGTAGTCACGCAGGGACATGCCCGGACAAAAGTTTTTCAAGTCTCTATGGGTCGGGAATGCCGTCCCACCATCATTCTTCATCATTTTCTATTTCTCTTTTCGATTTCAGAAACTATTATGACACGCCTCGACCAAAGAGTCAACAACTGTTTTATGTCTGGCCATAATAGTCCAAGATGCGGAGAATTGCACGAATAGTTTTTCTAATCTTTTTTAGATCGGTCTCAAGATCAGAAGAAAATACTCCTGCCGGAATATTGCCGTTTTTTCGAGATTCATACTCTATTTGTAAGTTAGTTAAATTTTGGTGTAAATCTTGGGTAACAATCTCACAAACCATAGGATACGGAAGTTCTATTTGCATTTTTAAATCTCCCAATCAGGCGGACTAGAGCGATTCTTCAAAAATTCTCGTATCTCTTTGGCATAATGTTTAGCAACGGTTTCTGAAACCCCAGCATACTCAAAACGCTCTGCATAAGACTCCAACATTTCTTCCGGCGTAAGCGGATAAGTTTCAGGCTTATTGATCCCCCTCATTGACTCTATACGGTCTGCTAAAGGTGTTAACGTTTCTCTGGGAGAAATGTCGGCAAGCTCGTATGGTTCAATCTTGCCAATCTCTTTCAGCATTTTCTCAAAAGTTTGAAATAGCTGATCAAACTTTAGATGATACAGCTTACTGATCCCCATCAATATGGTCGGGACTTCATCAGAGTCCTCGAACAAAGTATCAGAACTGTAGATCGACTTAAGATCGTCTACTATTCCCCAGCAGTCCATAATTTGTTGTTCTAGATCAAATTGAGTTGACATAGGTTTTCCTTTCAAAACTATTCTCTTGTAATCTTCTGGCTAAGTATTTTAATAGATCCTTGTATACGATCAAATCTATTAATCCTCATGCTCTTAAAAGAAGCTCCAACTACTCTAAGACCATAACGCTCGGCTCTCACTAGCTTTTCTGCGGCCATCCTCGTTGGAGCTTCTACTTCTATCTCTGCTTTTAAGATATACTTATATTTCATCTCAGAGACTCCAGTTTTAATCCCAAAGATGTGAGTAATACTTTCCAAAAAGTCTAAAGCCATTTTGTATGCGATCACAATAGTCGTAATATTCTTTTGGGAGAGTAAACTCTCGTGTTTTAACTCGAAAAGATTCTTCGTCCTCTGCTTCTACCTCGGGAAAGAACTGATCTTCCCAGCTTTCGTCAATTTTATTATCAAACGCAAAGATCATCTCATCCAGTATCCAGTCCCACCGATCAAAATGAAATTCATCGATTTCCCATACATCTTCTTTGGGGGAAGCCGAAGTAGATCGTAGGTGCTCTGGTACATCTTCGTCATCGGTATTCGGAGCACCGTGCTTAGTTGTCTTTAGCTGTTTCAGCATAGGAGAAATTATCAGCGCAAGAGTATGCTCCATATTGTAGGTATCCCACTTATCTATGCGAATCTCTATACTTCTTTCCTCGTCGTAACTGTCGGGGTAAGGACCAATATTTACATACATAAGTAGCTCCTAGAGTTAGGCTTCGCTACCCGGCGGCGAATAGCGAAGCCTTTTGAATTGTTCAATGACTCTCTAACTTTCGGATATATAATACCGAAAACGAGCTATCAAGTCAAGAACTAAATTTTAGAAGTACCGACGAATTTCTGTCTCGACCCGAGAGCCAATTTCACCTTCGAAGCTGTCAAGCTGAAAGGTTTCTACTTCTCCTCGAATCTCCCAGTTATCCGCGAACGGAATCGAATAGCCAGCCTCCAGAGCAAGCCCATACTCACCGTCATAAAATGCCGGACCTACTTCGGCATACAGGTACTTTCCCTGAGCGCCAAGGCTTACAGTATTAATCGAGCTATTGTCTACATAGTGTTCGTCAACAAAACCGACCTCGTTTCGATACTCGCCATAGAAACGAACCTCTGCCAAAGCAGAGCTTGCAACTGCCAGCAGTCCAGCTGCGATAAGATATTTAGTCATACATTCTCCTTAAAATTTTGTTAGCATTGAAAGAGCTTCTTCAGTGACTTCTTCTGTTCGGCGGCTCCAGCCCTTTCCAAAAACTGGAAAAGTAGAAAGTCGACGATAGTAGTCAAGTCGAAGCGTTTTAAATTCCATAATCGCCACTACAGGATTATGAATGTTTAATGCTGCACTAATGGTACGGGGCCCAAGCACGCCATCCTCTTTAGCTTTTACAATTTTTTGTAAAAATCGAACAGCGCGCGAAGGCCCCGCGTTGACACCAAAATCAAATACTATTAAATCAATACCTACAGGTAATTGATCGCAGGACATGCGGTCCCAGTATTGCTTTCGGTAGATAGGCTCAACATCTTTTATCGTCAAAGCTTTAATGTCTTCGACCGATACGGTTCGTTTCACCCATCGTTCATAGGTGGCTTTTGTAATGCCAAGATTTGTAGCACCTCCTGGATCTTGGGGATGGTTTACAAAGCCACCTTCGTGTTTTAGAACAATTTTTAGACAGTGATCAAACGTTTTCATTCGTGAAAGCTGCATCAGCCTTTTCAGGCTTCTTGGCAGCATTTGCCAGTGCATGATTTAATACTTTTAAGGCCTCGCTAGGCTTATCATTCCACAAAGCTTGAATTGCTTCTAGCATTGCCTCCATATTTTCATCGCACTTACAATTTTTGCACGCCATCGCTGTGTTTCTCCACCTCCACAAGAATGTTCTCACACAATCTTCGGAGCTCGTCCAATAGAACGTAGTATTTTTGTACATCAATTAATTTTTCAATTAATTCATTCGGTAGTCGACTTTTCAGCCGTTCAGCCTCTAGTTCATTTCGTAGCTGCTCGACTTCGCTGGGTAAACCTCGCTTTGGATGAGCTATTTCTAAAGCAAATCCACACTTGGTACAATGCATAATTTAAACAAACTCTTTTAAACGTCTTACAAGAGCGTCTCTGCCCGCCTTTACTCCCGATGCTCTTTCAGAAAGATCAAGAGCATTTCGTTGAGAGTCGATAGTAGCTATCGCTTCTCTCCACAATAAAACAGCAAATTCCTCAATATCTGAAGTAGTTATACCGCTTGCAACGCTAGGAATATCTGAGCTTGTTACAAGCCCCGCTTCGGCTGCCAGTTCAAATATACGATTTGTCATGATTAATTAGGCGGAGCGTTTACTGCTGACAGTGCGCTGAGATTTCCTTGGAATCCGTATGTTCCCACATGAGTGAGAGAAATCCAAGGGCAAGCCCAAACTTTTAATCCAATATCAATAATCTTTCGCGAAAAGTAATAATCTTCGGAAAGATAACGTCGGCTAACCGGATCAATTGCACAGTCAAAGTATGCTACAATATCTCTCTCGCCGTTAAAGTCTGTCGAGTATTTGTGATCTGGCGAGTACGAATTTTCTGGGTAGGCAGCTTTAAACTGATCAAACACATGCCGTTGAATAAGCATAAATCCAGTAGCGCCTTCTAAAATTTGTACCGGCTCAGTAAGTTTAAAGCTTTCTGTGCCAGGAATCAAATTAAAAGCAAATCCTCCTCCAAACTGAGCAAGTTCATCAGGATTTTTAAGTTCAATGTTGTCTTGAACCGCCTTTTGAATACGATCCCAGTGAATTTGTTTTTTCGGATACAGCCCACAAAGCACATCATATTCAGACTTTTTATCGGCCAAAGCCAGCATTCCTAGAATATCCATAGGATTAAAAGAAATGTCAGAGTCGATAAACATCATGTGCGAACAGTCGCTACGCAAAAATCCATCTACTAGATAGTTTCGTGCTCGCTGAATCAGCGATTCATTATAGTGAAAACTAGCATCCCATTGAAGATCGTATTGGCGACAAACGGTAGAAAACTGAAGCATAGAGTGAACGTATGGTCCAGTGCACATACCGCCGTACATAGGTGTAGCAATGAAGAGTTTTCGTTTTCGAAGCTCTTCAATATCAATCGTTATTTTTCTATCCTCTACCTTGGCCACGATATTTTTTGTAACTCCTTTTTTGATGTTTAGACATTGTGCTTCGCTTCATCATACTAGGATTACCGCTCGATGAAGTACGCTTCGGCTTGTGCTTAATCTTTTGTTGTTGTTTCGAAGCCGTTGATCCTTTAGCCATTTTTTGCCTTTTCTATTGCTTCTAAAAAGTAAATGAACGTGCCATCCGGCTGTTCTTCTACACGATAGCGAGTTGCCCAGTCGCGCGCTTCCGCTTCTGACGAAAAAAGATCAGAAAGAATGCCGCCACTAGGCAACTGCCAAGACCACGTATTTTCTAATAATCCTTTATTCTTCACCAACTTCACGAGGGTCGTCTCCTGCTAGAAGCGAGAGATAAAAAATTGCTTTTCGAATATCTGCTTCCATATTGTCCTTAAAAGGAGCGCGCATAAGGTACGCAAGAGCTGAGCAATAGTAATGCGGCTCTATAGACGAAGACATTACATACGACTCTGCATCAATTTTATCGCACAACGCTTCCAAAATACTAAGAACATCGGTATCAAAAGTTTCTTCAGAGTTTACGCTCTTTACATTACAAAGCTGATAATGCTGAGGGTGATTAATAAAATCTTCCATTAGATATCTCCTTTTGCGCGATTTTCAGAATTTTCTACTTGAAATCCGTTTGGATAACGAGCGCTCAACTTATGAATATTTTCATTAATAACCGATTGCGGATCGAACTCGAGTGCTCGACAGGCCGAAATCCAATAAAAGAAAATATCTCCAAGTTCGCGCTTCATGTGATAGATATTATCACCTGTCATGGGCTTGCCTTGAAAGAAGATTTTCTTCACAACTTCTTGAAACTCTCCAGTCTCGCTTCCCAGCCCAATGGCAGAAGTGAGAAGCAGCGGAGCATTGACAGTATCATTATGCAACTCTCGAAGGCGATCTGCAAAGGACGTTAGATAAGTACTTTGATCGCTAGTAATACTCGCAATAAACTTTGAATACTGATTAAGATTCATCTTTTTTTCCGTTCAATAGTTCGAAAAGAATTTGTCCACAAGCCTGAGCAATTTTTTGATGCTCTTTTTGAGTTCCATTTGCGGAGCGCAGTTCTACATAATGTAGCCAAGATCGCACTGTACCCGCCATATAAAGACGCGAAGGCGTCATACCTTCTGGAAGAACAGCTCTCGCTTGCTCTTTTGCTATTCCATTTTCCAGAGCACTATTATACACATCTTGAGCGTGCAATGCAAGTTCTTTTTGTAGCGTTGCCCAAAGTTCGTTCAAATTTTCATTTGTAGATTCAATGGAGTTTTGTCGATTTTTTGTATCTTGAAGCCTGGTTTCTCGAATTTCCCACTCCGTTGGGACGATTGAGTATCTTTGGCTAAACTCCTGAAAGGAAAAGCTACGATGCCGAAGTATTTGACGAGCAATGTCTCGAGTTGTATTAATTTCCATACAAACCCAAGCCATTTCAAATGGACTCCAGTGTCCATGTTTTTGCAAATAATTTAACAGCTTAGGAGCTGTTTCTGTATTTATTTGATTTTCTGGGTTTGATACTCGAGCAACATACGCAATCAAATCAGATAAAGTTTGCAGACCAAGAGATTGTAAGTCTTCGCTAGGAGTGGAGTAAGAAATTAATTTTACATTCATTCTAAAAGCTCTAGCTGTGTTCTCAGCGCCCAGCCATTTTTAGGCCAAGTATTATTGTCAATATACCTAAAACAAAAGGAGTCTAACTTAGGTATATATTTTGTAAGCTCAACTACCGCATAGGGTCCACCAAAAAAGCGAACTCGAACTATGTGTCCTACTTTTAATTTCATAAAGGTTCGAAGTGAGTTGTAGGAGCCCAGCCTTTTTTAATTATACTTCCTGGGCTCATAATTTTAAAGTAAAAGCCATCTACTTCTACTTCTTCACTTTGAGGAAGATATTTAGTAAGCTGAACTTCTACATAAACGTTCTCTAAAAGACGAATTTTTGCTCGATCTCCGACTTTAAAAGGGATTGTCATATACTATTTTAGCAGTCAGCATACTAGTATCAGTCTTGAGAATAAGCCAATCCTCTTTGTCTATTGTAAAAGTTACCCAGAGAAGATCGGGGTCTTTCTTAAAGAGCGATGCCTGTTCGTACACTTCGATCGGAGTCACGCTTTTCAGTTCGCTCCTCTTCCCGTAGCAGATGTTCGTGATACTTTTTGACATAAGTTCCTCGTTCTTCTGAGTTCCAGATAAGAGTTCCATATTTCCAGGCTTTTTCTGCTTGTCGACTACACGTTCCGACTTTTCGTCTTTCTAAAATTTCATACTGAATACTCATAGTCTCTCCGTAACAAACCAAACAAGTAGGCTAAGCCAAGCGACCCCGCCGACAATGAAAATAAGAGCTGCAAATCGGTCTTTCATAGCACTCTCATTCTGATAATTACACGACTGGGGCGATTGTCATTAATAGTGAGAGAAACTTCATTACTGCGACGAGACTCTTTCAGTTCTGCACTTGTCGCCGTCAATGTAAAGTAATGAGTGCCAGGAGCAAGATTATTTAATGCAATCGAGCGAGTAGTAGGAGAAATTGTAGTCTTTCGTGTGTACTGACCGGAAGTAGTTCCTCGATACAATGTATATTTTACAATGTCTCGAGATGGAGTTAAAGTTCGTCCGTCTTCATACTTTGTAGGAGCAACAAATCTTAATACTGTAGTTGTGTCTGCATAAGCAGCTCCGCCAATAAAAGTCAATAACAAAAGTAGTTTTTTCATAGCCATTCCGCGAATACGATCTCTCGAGCGGCGGCCGCAGCCGCTTCTCTACTGTGGGATTTATGTTTATAAAGCCGGTTCAAAAGAGAACCGGCTGTTTCAACTAGTGCAACTTCATCTACTTGAGCTTTTTTCAGATCTTGCAATACACTGCAAATGAGTTCTTGTTTTTCAAGGCTGTTCATTCTTTAGCCCTTCGATTTCGTGGCCTACCACTCGTCACTCCCGAAGTATCCGTAATCTTCGTCAGTTCCCCAACCTGCGGAGGTCATAGCAGAGTCATGATCTCCATCCATGCTGTCGTCGTAGTACTCTTCTTCTTCAAGCTCTTCTGGTTCCATTTAACGCCTCATTTTAGCTAGGTCTTTTGCTTGTTCGTTCGAAGTTACTGGAATTGCATTTGACTTGTGCATAGTGCCGATTCCGATAACATATGTACCAGTGTACTCCATTCGTGGCTTAAGACTCGTACTTGCAGTCTTAGGAGCTACGCTTGGATAGACCTTGCGATCTTCGTAAAAGGGATTGACTCGTCTCGTAGTTTTAGCGCGAAGGCGCTCGGCTCGAGAATAAATTGCATACTCATCAATACTTTTCATTTTTTACTCTTTTCACTTACAAACTATAGTATAGAATATCCGAGCGAAAAAGTAAAGTCAAAAAAATTGATTGCCAAGAGCGCCCTTCAAATCAAACCAACGAATGGTTATTTTAGTTTCCTGATGATTGGTTCTGCTTTAATAAAGGGAACGAACGGCCACACAAACAGTAAAGCTGCAACTACTGTTACTATTATCAGAGGCCATGCAATGGTTAGAATAACTCTGTTTAGAACTTCTTTCATTTCCTTCTGCCTCTTCCAGACTCGACGTTCCCGTAGCCGTAGCCGCTGCTATAGCCGTCGCCATAGCCGCAGCCACCGCCGTAGCTGTAGCCGTAGCCGTAGCCATCCCCGTTGCCGTTGCCGTAGCCATTACCGTCGCCATAGCTATAGCTATAGCCATTGCCGTCGCCGTAGCCGTAGCCGTAGCCATCGCCATCTCCGTAGCCATCGCCGTTGCCGTAGCCGTCACTGTAGCCAATCGGATAAAAGCTATTCATTCCCGCCTACTTCTCCTAGACTCGACGGTCCCGTAGCCGTAGCCGTCGCTGTCGCCGTAGCTGTCGCCGTTGCCGTAGCCGTCGCCGCAGCCCTCGCCGTAGCCCTCGCCGTAGCCGTAGCCCTGGCCGTAGCCGCATCCCCAGCCGCATCCCCAGCCGCCGCCGTCGCCGTTGGCGTAGCCGTCGCCGTTGCCGTAGCCGTAGCCCTCGCCGTAGCCGTAGCCCTCGTCGTAGCCAACCGGGTAAAAGATATTCATTTTCTTCTCTGCCTCCCAGACTCAACGGACCCGTAGCCGGAGCCGGAGCCGCGTCCGTAGCCGTAGCCGTTGCCGTAGCCGTAGCCGCGTCCGTAGCCAGCATCGTCGGCGTAGCCGTCGTCGCCGCCGTAGCCGTTGGCGTAGCCGTCGCCGTTGCCGTAGCCGTAGGCGTTGCCGTAGCCGTTGCTGTAGCCCTTGCCAACCGGACGAAAAACGACGGCTTGATCCCCCGCCGTCACTTGAGCCCCCATCCGTCACGAACGGGCACGCAGAATATCTCCGCACCCTCCGGCATATCTACGTCGGCAATTGGACGCAGATCGGCGTTCTCGGTCTCGACCATTTTTGCAAATCCAATGGAGTCCCAAGAAAAAACATGAATTGCTCTACTTAGGCGAATTCGACCGTTCTCGCGAGTCACATCGCCTGCGAAGATCCAGCCACGGTCAACGACCACGACCGCACGAGTACCAGTCGGACGATTGCCAACCGGAGCATACTCAACACCATTGATGATTAAATTTTCCATATCAATTCCTTCTATGCTTTCCCAATCAACCAATATAGTATAGGCTATTCAGTCGAAAAAGTAAAGTCAAAAAAATTGATTGCCAGGAGCGCCCTTCAAATCAAACCAACGAATGGTTATTGCAGTTTCTTTTTCAAACAACGACACAAGTTCCAACAGCGTAAGCGGCTCTACACTTGTGAAGCTTTCTGCCCAAATACTAAACTGCGTGTAGTCGTGCTTGTGCATAGTGGGAAGAGGAATTTCGTAGTCATTCACTTGGGCTTTACCATAGACATTGATACGCCCGCCAGCCCATTGATCGGTGTTTTTCTGAATCCACTCGTAGTTCACTGGACCCATCCAGCAAGTTGAGTATCTATACACGACTAAGCTCCTTTCTCAGCTCCAAAATTTCATCACAAAGCCGATCAATGATACTTTCTTGAGCGTCGATCGTATCTGCAAACTCTTTAAGTTGCAAACTCATTCGAGTTATGGTAGCCAAATGCTCGTCACAAAACTGACAGTCGTACATTTTTTGCCTCAATACTTTGTAGTAGCTCAAGATATGCGAATTTTCCCATTTGAAGTACATATTATAAAGTAAAAGAAGGAGTTTGTCAAGAGTTAAAATTATACATGCTAAAAATAACTCTTGACAATATGCTCAGTATTTTTTATAATATACACTTTGGAGTAATACGCGCATGAGATGGAGCTACAAAGAAAATGTAATACTACAAAAAAATTATGGCAAGTGTTCATCAGAAGAGCTTTTAAAGCTACTGCCGGGCAAGAGCCTGAACAGTATTTATGCTCAGGTTCACCGACTAAGGAAAAAAGGATGGCGACTATAATACCCTTTCCTGTGCAGCCTTATACACGCACATCGCGACGAGAAGACTATCTTCAGTATTTTTATTATACAGTAGCGTCACTGGCAAATGAGCTGGACATGGATACGGAGAATCTAGAGGAAGACTTTGCCGTATTGTTTGAAAACATAGAAACTTTAGTAAATAAGCATCTGGAAATTTATGATTATACAAGTGAAGAATTTGGATCGAGCGATGAAGAAGTTCAAGAGATTATCGAATGAGAAACTTCTAGATTTGAGAAAGTATGAGTACTGGGAAAAGCAAAGTGTTCGAAAGCGACGGCGACTTAACTCCGCCAAACGACGGGAATATTTACGCCAGCGAAACAGTGAGAGTAACGATACGAAGTATTGAAAGCTCTAACTGGGAGCGCCGACCTACCGAAACCAAGATCGTTCATGTACTTAGCGGTACACTTACTTTAAATGGAAAACCGGTACATTCAACTGCAACAATTTTGCCAGGTACTTGGCACAGGTTTGCAGGCCCCGCTGAAATATTAGAAGTAGTTCACTACTCTAAGTGAGAAAAATAGCGAGCTTAGTCTCGCTATTTTTTTATTTAAAAAATTATGCATAAATATGAAACTGTCTTTATTTCCGACCTGCATCTTGGCAGCAAAGGCTGCCAGGCGGAGAAACTGAACGAATTTCTAAAAATTGTAGAGTGTAAAAATCTTTTTCTAGTGGGCGATATACTTGACGGCTGGAAAGTTGCTCAAAATAAAATGCACTGGAAAAACTCTCATACGAGCGTAATTCGTCATATTCTTCGACTGGCAAAGAATGGTACGAAAGTTCATTATGTTGTGGGCAATCACGATGAGTTTCTTCGACCCCTGTTAAAGTATTCCATGACTTTTGGACGAATTGAAATTGCAAACTCTTTTACTCACGTTGGGCTGAACGGTAAACGATATCTAGTAGTGCATGGAGATTTTTTCGACGGCATTACTCGATTGGCTCCGTGGCTAAGCTTTTTAGGTGATCGAGCTTATGGAATATTGCTTAGTATAAACTACCGATTTAACTGGATACGCCGTAAGTTTGGTTTTGGATACTGGAGTTTGAGTGCTTGGCTGAAGCATCGAGTGAAAAGAGCAATTGACTTTTTATTTGAGTTTGAAAACAATATTACTAGCTATGCGAACCGAAAAGGTTATCAAGGAGTAATTTGTGGCCACATTCATACTGCTAGTATTAAAATGATTAACGATATTGAATACATGAACGACGGAGACTGGGTAGAATCTTGTACTGCACTGGTCGAGACCGAAGAAGGAGAATGGAGAATATTATGCTTGTCCTGATTACTGACGCCTGGCATCCGCAGGTAAATGGAGTTGTTACCACTTACACAAACATACTGAATCATTTGACAATTCCGTATGAAGTGATTTCACCTCAAAACTTTAAATCAATTTACAATCCTTTTTATCCAGAAATTCGACTGGCTTTACCTTTTGGATTGAAACAAAAATTACTTAGTTACGAACCCAACACTTCATTTCACATTGCAACTGAAGGACCGCTCGGCTGGAGAGCTCGCAGCATATTGAACAAAGCGGGACGAAGATACAGTACAGCTTTTCATACACGCTTTCCTGAGTACTGTAACGTACGCTTTGGAATTCCAGTAAGCTGGGGATATAAATTTATAAATAAATTTCATTCCACTTCCAGTCGAGTATTTGTACCGTCAAATGAAATTGCAAAAGAGTTTTCGAACCGATCAACTGCTGTAATTTCTCGAGGCTACGATACGGAATATTTTTATGACGATAAGAAAATGGAAAGAAATAGCATACTGTATGTCGGACGACTGAGCAAAGAGAAAAACATAGAAGCCTTTTGTTCATTGCCGTATGACAATCTCGTAGTAGTTGGCGATGGCCCCGAGCGCAAAAGACTGGAGCGTAGATATAAAAATGTTCAGTTTGTGGGCTATAAGTTTGGACAAATTCTAGGCAATTATTATCGGCAAGCAAAAGTAACAGTATTTCCCAGCAAAACGGATACATTTGGAATCACTTTACTGGAGGCAATGGCGTGCGGAAGCCCCGTGGCGAGTTATAACTGTAACAATACTAAAAATATAATTATAAATGAATTGAACGGCTATCGCAATGACAATCTACATTTTGCTGTCAAAAAGTGTTTGACGATGAACAACAAAAGTGTAGCGAAAAGCGTGACGAAATATAACTGGCCTGAAGTGGCTCAAGAATTTCAGAAATGGCTGGTATAGTTCGCACACAGTAAGATTTAATTAACCCCTACTCAAAAATAAAATAGTACTTTTTTAACTGAAAGACTTGACTTCTTACAAAAGTCATGATATAATAATAGCATATAATTTATTACAAGCGACATTAACAGTTTCGTGCTAGGGTCTGGGAACTAGTTTAATTGATTAGTAAGCTGCATGATCACCTCTCGGGAGCCTGAAGCGGGAGAGAGGACAGTGATGCTGTTTACAATCTAATGTTAGTTGTTTCCATACCCTAGCACGCGGTTTTTACATACCCTAAACGTGATTTCATTCTAAATATACGGTTTACATAATTGAATTTTACGGTTTGTATGGTTGAATGAATTGAAATTGCGGTTTGTAAAAACTACAAAGTTCTAATCAATAATAAGTCGTAAAGTTTATTTGATTTATGTAATTACGTACAATATGAAGTCTAATTGCGTCAATTCGCGATTCTCGGGCGATACCGTTTATTGATTTTTGAATGAGCTGAGGAATTTAATAGCTAATAAGCTTATCTTAAATTTATAGGTAATTTTTATTAATTGTCTCTAGCTTTGGGCCTTTATGCTTGCATGTTTCTCCAGTATTGCTTTTTCCAGCAGTTGAAGTTCCAGCTTAGGAGCTTTTTCTAGTCCTTGAATACGCTCTGGGTTGAGGTTCAACAACCCCGCCAGGCGTGCAATAATCTCCTTTTTGGTTTCTGGTAGCTCGCCTCGCTTATTGAGATACCGCGTCTTTTCATACACTCCTTCTCTTGCTAGCTTGCCGATGATGCTTTTTTCGCTCTTGGAATAGCGGTCCGCCAGCTCCTCAATAGCACGCCTCTTGTTCTCACTCGCCACATAAAACGATACGATCTCATTAGTAATTTCTAGGTTGTAATTGCTCATAAACTCAACTCCAATTGATAGGGTTCAGACAGCCGCACGTCGCAGTTTTTAATCATGGTTGAAAAAATACTGTCGTAGTTGTGAACTTCAACGGCCAGCTCGATGTTGTAGTGATCTATAATTTCTACAAGAGCTGCGATTTTAGTTTCACTTTCCGCTAATCGAGCCAGATAAGATTCTCTCGAAGTATTAGTGATAGGAAATTGTACGATCATATTTACTCCAATAAAAAACCCCGCAGAAGTTTCCCTCTGCGGGGTTGTATTCTGAGTAGCTCCCCGCTGCTCTCAGATTGAAAGTTTTACACTTTCTCCCGTACCTACGCTATTCATTCCAGAGTAGCGTCGCTATTTTATAGTAGCTTAGTAATTCGCTACTTGCAGCAATTCGGTCCTGAAAGGACCAAACCCCGCTGGGGTTTTAAATAGAGCTTAAATCTAACAATTTAAGATATTTTGCGCTGAAAGCGCACAACCCCGCTGAAGTTTGTGTTAACATGTAACTCAACTTCAGAAAATACATTATAGAGCACTTGAGCTAGAATGTCAACAACTATTTTTCAATTGCTGCTAACTTCTGGGCTACTTGAACCGCCTCAATGTAAAGTGGATGCCCACGATGTTTAATCGCTTCGTTTCTTAGAAACCAGCGAGCATTGAGAGGAGTACCCTCTTGGCGGTTCTCAGGAACACCTAGCTTTTTCATTATGCTTGCAAAAGTCATGTTTCTGATCTCCGCTGTCGAAGATCCTCAAGAGCTACGCGAAACATTTCTTTTTCCAGCGTCATGAGCGTGCTTTCGTAAATTACGGCTACGTCAGCTAACGCAGAAAAAAGTTCTGCATCAGTAAACTCGCCTTGAATTCCACAGTGCTCTTTCATCTCAGAAACTTCCAAAAGAGAGGCAACAACGCAGCCGTTACGATCTTCCCAAGATTGAAGTTCCCGCCATTTTTGTTTTGCTTTAATATTCATGCCTTAGGACTCCGCACCAAATAATAGGTATTGTTTTCGATGTAACAGCCGTAGTCGTGTTTTACACGAAGATAGAAAATTGCATTTTCTGTTCGTCCATGTACGAAAGCTACTGGACCTTTCCAGCATTCTTCAAAGAAGTCATTGCTTTCGCGTACAAAATGACAAATTCGTAGTTGAAGTAGAGCTGCTGCTCTGCTTTTCCACTCGTACATTGTTGCACTCCTTGAAATACAAAAGTCGCCCCTCTCCCGCGCTTTTGTTGACTTTCCACACTTGTTGAAAGTCTTACCGCACTTCTATGCGAGATCAGCGTTGCGCTGCTCGTAAGAAGAGGAAGCTTTGCACTTCCTCAGACCTGACCAACTGCCGCAACTTTAAGCTCTTCGAGCTTACGATACAAGCGAATCAGGTCAATTTTGCTTGCCTTGCCGAAGGATTCTACAGGAAAACCCAGAGTACCTTCGATCATGGAGACAAGCATTTCTTTGCGTACCGGGAGCTCCCCAGTCTTGGTGAGACGAGGCTGCTTCCGGTAAACACCTTCACGAGAAAGCTTAGCAATGATCGACTTTACAGGTCGATTCATTTCTTCTGCAAGCTCCTGAACCGTCTGAAGATTGGGTTCAGCCGAATAGCGCTCTACCATGTGAGCCACCATTTCGCTCGTGTAGTTCGTTGCTTCTTTCATTTGCTTTTCCCTCATTTCGAAAAACTATTATACAGGCAATCGAGGTGAAAAATCAAGTACTATTTTTTTAATCCTTGGAGCTGCTTGCTGAATAAAAATTGGTACTTGCTTTCCCGCCGAATTGAGAAACTATTATGCGCTCACCAAGCAGTAAAGTCAAGAGTCATTTTTCGATTGTAAACAAAATGTACAGACCAATGACAAGTGCTGCTAGCATTGCAAAATCCATAAGAAACTGCATTAGGTACTCCCAGTTACAATTGCATTGTGAATGTCTAGAAAACCTGCTTCTTGTGCAAGACCGTATGCAGAGCGATCAAAACCAAAAACATTATACAGCACATGCCGATAACTGCCTTGATCGACAATTTCACCCTGATGAATACGTCGAATAACAGCACAAAACAATGCCAGTTGATCTTCTTTCGAAAAAGAATTCCAAAATTCTTCTTGCTTTTGAATTACAGCAGGCCGTCGAGCTTCGTAGCTTTGTTGAAGTGCATAAAAAAATTCAATGTTTTCCATTAAATAAACTCCCGTCCTCGAAAACTATAGCCTTCTGCGTCGATCCAATCCTGCACACTCATACCAACTTCATTGAGAGAAATATTTTTTATGCCGTCTTCAGAAACATAGTTTGGAGATTTATACGTTTCAACGTAGTTTACAAACCAGGAGTAAGTAACTCGATCTCCAAACTCATCATAAATTTGTTCGTTCTTAAGAAACTCTTTCCACTCCTGCCACGACTCTAGCTTTTCGTGAGTGTACCCACGAAAAATAAACGCATGACCAAATGCCGCAACACCGATATGATAAAGTTCATCAAATCGCTTGCAGCATTTACAGAAGTTGTTCCCTGTGTAATAATTAACTTTCATTATTCATTCCCTCTGCAAACGCTTCATAACCTTTTTGCGTCAATACAATCGTCTCATCGAAAGACTGTATCAATTCCTTTCGAACAAGAGAGCTGCAAACTCCTGAAAGAGCTCTTCCTTCCAGACCAGAAGGATATTTTGCATCATTGATACAATTCGTCCAGACTTCTGCATTTGCTTCTTCGTAGCAAGTAGGAATTCCGTAGTTCATGTGATTGAAACAATTCGTTGCAATCGCACGAAGAACTGCAAACTCTTTATTCGTTAGATTCATTTTCTTCGACATTCCACATACGAATATAGTTTAGTGCAAATGCGACTTGATTAGCAGGATAACCACTATCCAACAGAAAAATTCTCAGATCTGGATCTTTTTGAGAATTCCAGATCTTAGGAAAACCAAATCTCCAGCCTTCTGGTGGGTCTATCCAAACTTTACCGTAATTATACATTTCAGTAATCCTCGTTATCTCGACCGGTCGTACCCCAGGAAACTGGACCATATGCAGTCGACTTAATGCTGTTGTAGAGAATCACTCGCCATGCGTCGTAGTATGCTTGAGTCGAATTGTCAAACTCCTCCAAATCGTCTTCGGTAGGAGGGGGCAGTTCTTCAAAGGCTTCTTCTGCCATGATCACAGCTTGCTCATAACCATAATCTTCTGCATCTTCACGCGAACACGCCGAGATGACAAGCTCGTAGTCTTTGTTGTAGATTCCATAATTAACGAGGTACCTAGGCATGTATGCTCTCCATTTGTGATTGCAAGCTTTTTCCAAATTCGAAAAGTATTATAGGTTCATTGGGTCGCAAAGTCAAGAGAGAAATTCGGTTTCCTAAGGATTCGATTGAGCAAAATTTTCGGGGCCCAGCAAATTTTGTCAACTACTTTTTTATAATTTGGACAAAATTTTCCCCAAAATTGTATAAAACCGGATTAAATTCCTGCAATTCCACGGACCCCGCTCCGGGGGCCGGAAAAAATTGGGGTAATTTGTGCGGGGTCGGTGCAAGCCGAGTCGGGGTTTGTGCAAATTACTGCAAATTAGTGCACCCGCCCGGGCGGTTGTAAAAAGACTAGCAAAAGCAACTCGGTGGAGCAAATAAAAAATTTGACTTGACAAATAGGGGGTGCGAAAAGTATAATGGGCGCGCGCAAGTGCAGCGCAATTTGCATTGCTTTTGCACTTGGGCGCGGAAAATATTGCATTGATTTTGCACTTGCTGGTCGGCGCGCGGGTTCAAGCGGGGTTGGAAAGCAAAACGGGGTTGCTGCAAATTTATTGATAATTAGTGCAAATTGGTGCACCCGCCCGGGCACTCGTAAATTTAGTACTTGACATCGCTTTCGCACTTGGGCGCAGGCTCGCTGCAAATTTTTTTCTTCAAAAAAATTTTTTTAAGTGCAAAAAACTTGACTAAAGTACAAAAATGCAGCAAATTCAGCAGCATACGTAGATTTAGTACTTGCATCGCTTTTGCACTTGGGCGCAGGAGGCGCCGGGGGTTGAATGGGCAGGTAGCTTGCCGCCGGGGGGTTGAATGGGCAGGTGGGTTGACGAAATCGGGGGCAATGGCAGGTAGCTTGCGCAAACCCCGCCCGATGAGCAAGAAACTTGACGAACGCCCCCAGGCGGCAAATGCGAATGAGAATCATTCGCATTTCCGGCGCAATGTTATAACATACCATTGAGCGAGTAAATGAAGGGGCGCTCGTCGCGCCCCAGTCATCTATCGAGCGATCGCTTCGAGCAACCGTTCGAGTGACACCTTACTTGCCTTTTCCAGCCCATCCAGACTGTTAGCGGCCAGACTCAATGCCTGCTCAATTCGGTCTACCGTGACTTCCTTGGAAGCAACCGGCTTTCCATCCTTACGAACCCGTTCGAGTTTTTGGTAGGGAATTCCTTCCCGAATCGCTTTTGCGATGATGCTTTTGACTTTCGCATCAAACTGCTCTGCCAGCCCTTCTACCTTTTCAAGGTTGAGCGGGGCCGCATCGCGCATCGCGGTCAGAAGGGTCGGGTTAAACGTGCTAGCTTTCTCTGCCATTTTGGCTTCCTCTTTTGGCTCGCTGGCCTATCCAGCGAATGAGAGAATTATACGCCCATCGAGCCGAAAAGGAAAGAACTCTTTTTCATATCGCTGGCCGTTTTCATGCGAAAAAATTCCTTGACAAGCGCAGCGCGCTTGTGATAAAATCGGCGCGGCTATTGTCAAGTAAGTTGACAATTCGCCCCCAGGCGCCAAATGCGAATGAGAATCAATCGCATTTGGCAAGCAAAAAATAAGGCGTTATAACGCCTTATTTTAAATATGCATCCTCGTATGTATCAAATATAAACGCGCATTCTAGCAGAAGATTTATTATTAGCGGGTTTAGGCAAATTAGCCTAAACCCTTCTACCAGTTCCATCATATTATTATGCCGCCTTTTGAACAATACGCCACGGATTAGGCGTTATTACATTGTAGGGAACCTTGCGCTTATGCTTGAAACATTCTGCAAGAATTTCCGTTTCGATAATAGCGTCCGACAATGCAGTATGATCCTCGATAAAGTCATGATTACCGGAAATAAAACGATAGGCAAACTCTGCACCAGTCTTAATATTACCCTTAGCAGAAACCCAACCGCTATTCTGAGCGAGTTTAATGTAAGACTTTTTGTTGAGTCTTACTTCGCAAGCAAAACGCCAGATATCGAGTTCACGAATATCGGACGAAAACAGCGGAGCGGTATTATATTGTTCGCCCATGTTACGCAATACACGTTCATCGAATCCCAGATTATAAGCGGCTACAGTATCAATCTTATAATCAATCGCAAGATTGCGAATAGTATTAGATACCGTTTCCCATGATTCCATCTTAACAGTACCGTCGTTCAGCATGGGGGCGTAGTGCGTGAACATCTTGCGAGCGTAGAATGCGCCCATCATTCGTTCCGCATTCGTGAATACTTCGCGCACCAGTGCATTGTACTGGTGAACAATGTTACCCTGACGATCAGTAATCGTAAGGCCAACGTCGTAAACGTGACCGTTCAGGTCGCACGTTTCGGTATCGAGAACCATAATCATTTGCTTTGCCATCTTCGCGAACCCTTGCTGTGAGTGAGAACCTACTATACTCAACGCCGAACCGGCTGTCAACGGTTTTCGTATCGAAAGACAAAAAATTCCTGCATCGCTCGGGCTTCCATTTCCCAAGGGGCGAGCCAATAGTCTAAATCCGTTTCGTTGGAATAAACCTTGCCTTTATATAAAACCTTATCGTTTGCAATATCTTGCAATTCTCCTTTTACCCATTGTTTAATATGCGTCATTTCATGCGCTACTAATTCCATTAGTCGCTGTTCTGACAACATAAGTTCTTCATTAATAATAATAAAGAACAAATCGTCATCGCCCCTAAAACATGCAGCATCCGCAGCACCAGAAACAAAATTTTCTATGCAGTCTGCCGATATATCAACGCCAATGTTTTTTGGCAGCTTATAAAAGCTTACGCAATCTTTTGCGATAGCTTTCGCAATAGTATTAAAGCGCTTAAAGCCCAAATCAACCTCGATCATTTTCGCGTTCCTTCACAACCAACACAGATATTATAGTCTAACGGGGGCCAAAAGTAAACATGAGAATTTCGTTTAGAATCAATGACTTAGATCAACCCGACCTTCGAGTTTTTCAATTTCAGTCATACTTACCACACCAAGCGACGTACTTCCGAATCTAGCATCCATTCTTCAATGTAAACTGTTTCTACCATTTTACATTCATTATCGAGTTCAAGAGCCCGACATTTCGCTTTTTCGAGGTCAGAATATACTGCTACCGTAACGCGACCGTTCTGCGTACTTTCAAGAACAATACCATACACTACATTCATTTTCGCGTTCCTTCATTCGATGACAAGCATTCTAGCGGGTTTCATGCAGCCAGACTAGTGAAAGATTTTCATGGTGCCATGAGAAAAATTCGCTTGACAAGTATGGGATGGGGATGGTATAATTTCGGCGCCATATTGACAAGTAGCTTGTCAATCGCCGAGGCGCCAAATGCGAATGATTCGCATTCGCATTTGCCCGTTATTGGTAAACAATCAACGCCAAAAGCGATGATTGTAAAAAGAACCCTATTCCGTTTGACGTTATATGCAAAAAGTCACGGTTGCCTATTGCGCGAATAAAATAAAGCGCCAGCCCAGCCCACACCATTAAGACTAATGAAATTTCAGGCAATTTAACATCCTGCCCGTTCAGTATTCCTATCGTAGTGGGAACCGTCGCGCCTTGAATAAATAGCATACCGAGCCATCCGCAAAATTCGCAAAGGTTTTTCATTCCTTCACCTTGACTTCAGTAATGCTGCAAGTCAGAAAATGATCTGGAGTCGCTCCCCAGATATACCCGTTTTCAGAATGCCAAGTTATTGGGTCACCATCTAACATTTTGTGTATCGCTTTTTGCGCGGCCTTCACGCTAACGTAAAGCCCTGCAATTGCACCGATTTCTTGGATATATACAACCGGATCTATGGTTAGCTTGTAAACGATCATTTTGCGTTCCTTCAGTTGAGAGAAGTATTCTAGCCCAGCGCGCGCTCGGTGTCAATCATTTTCTTCGGGCTTTTTCCAGTAGACTGCCAAGCGCTTGCAATTGAAGCGAATCGTGATTGATTCGTGCCCGTCGCGAATCGAAGTGTATCGCTTATAATTGGGACCAATGCTATCAACTTGAAAATCCCTGCCATTTTCCCAGTCTGCCAGCGCCTTAGCGGCTGAAGTGTAATCGCGACCATACCCCGGAATTACTGTCATTTTATTTATTCCCTCGACCAAACTGTAACAGAAAATTCGCTATCCATCATCCATTCTTCAATATAAACGCTTTCTCCCATTTCGCATTGGCTCAATAATTCTTCAGCGAGTTTCACCGCCTTATTATAATCGGAATAAACTCCGACCGTAGCATAGCTGTTGTCCGAAGGCTCGCCAAATACAACAGTGTATACATTCATTTTTACATCCCTCTATTCGATGACAAGCATTCTAGCGGGGTTCGTGCGAATAGACTAGTGAAATATTTTCATGATGCCATGAGAAAAATTCGCTTGACAAGTAATGGATAGGGGTGATATAATTTTGGCGCCATATTGACAAGTAGCTTGACAATTCGCCCCGAGGCGGCAAATGCGAATGATTCTCATTTGCATCGCTGCTCTTGTACCTCGCGCCTAACCAAATGCTTGACAATTGCGCGCTTAACATGCTTACCATGTTTAGCGGAATGCGTTCCTGCTCGCCCTGCTAAATGCGCGTTTTTAGCTACAAAATTTTGCGCTTTCATTATACGTCCCTCGGGTGTATTGCGTTAATTCCCAGTATTTTAACAGTGTTTCTTACAGAATCATTATCTTCATAAAATACATTAGAAACGCGGTGAAAGTCTACATTTAATCCTGACAGTAAGTCATATTTTAGAAGTGCATCGGGCCGATTATCGTTCTCACCTTCGCGGGACAATACGCGATCAAAGTGTAACCCATGAGTACGCAAAAAGGTAAAGTCTGCCATCTGCAATACTCGCGCAGTACAAATTACGACAATATTACCAGCATTCCAAACGTCACGCCAAACGTTAGCGAGCGGTAAAAGTTTATCTTGCATAATCTTTTCGGGCGTAGAATTTGCTCGCCATCCGGCAAGGCAAAAGCTACCGTCCGCATTCGCAACAGAACGATGGCTTGAATCTATGACCGTTCCATCTAAATCGAAAATGTTATATCTTGGCATTTTCTTAAACCCCGTAAACGTGTGCGCTGGCAACAATGATTGCAAAAAGAACGACTCTGCTAAGAGCGGAAGTGAGTACTAATTCTGCGAGCTTTTTCATTCGTTCCGTTTCCTGATTCAATGGGAGTATTCTACCGGGTCCGAGCAAAAAGTACAAGAACTCTTTTTCATATCGCTGGCCGTTTTCATGCGAAAAAATTCCTTGACAAAACCCATGCGGTTATCGTAAAATCGGCGCGGCTATTGACAAGTAGCTTGTCAATTCGCCGAGGCGGCAAATGCGAATGATTCTCATTTGCATTTGCCGAGCAACGTTATAACATACCATTGAGCGGGTAAATGAAGGGGCGCTCATCGCGCCCCGATCATCTATCGAGCAATCGCTTCCAGCAACCGCTCGAGTGACACCTTACTTGCCTTTTCCAGCCCATCCAGACTGTTAGTGGCCAGATTCAATGCTTGCTCAATTCGGTCTACCGTGACTTCCTTGGAAGCAACTGGCTTTCCATCCTTGCGAACCCGTTCGAGTTTCTGGTAGGGAATTCCTTCCCGAATCGCTTTTGCGATGATGCTCTTGACTTTCGCATCAAACTGCTCTGCAAGGCTCTCTACCTTTTCAAGGTTCAGAGGCGCTGCATCGCGCATCGCGGTCAGAAGGGTCGGGTTAAACGTGCTAGCTTTCTCTGCCATTTTGGCTTTCTCCTTTGGCTCGCTGGCCTATCCAGCGAATGAGAGTATTCTACAGGGCCTGAGCAAAAAGTACAAGACCTTTTTTTCATATCGCTGGCCGTTTTCATGCAAAAAAATTCCTTGACAAGCGCAGCGCGCTTATGATAAAATCGGCGCGCCCATTGTCAAGTAGCTTGACAATTCGCGCCGAGGCTACAAATGCGAAGATTTTTCACTTGCAAACCAGGCCCAGGCCTGGCATTGAAATTTCACTTGCAAATTCGCCCCAGGCCTGGCATTGAAATTTCACTTGCAAACCAAACCCAGGCCTGGCATTGAAATTTCACTTGCAAATTCGCCCCAGGCCTGGCATTGAAATTTCACTTGCAAATTCGCCCCGGGCCTGGCATTGAAATTTCACTTGCATAGGTTTCTAACTTGCATAGATTTCTAACTTGCATAGATTTCTAACTTGCATGTGCAGGTTTCTTGCCTTTCCCCTCGATGGGCAGGTAGCTTGCAGGTGAGCCCGCCGATGGGCAGGTAGCTTGCAGGTGAGCCCGCCGATGGGCAGGTAGCTTGCAGGTGAGCCCGCCGATGCGCAAGAGACTTGCCTTTGCCCGCCCGATGGGCAGGCAAGTTGACGAATTCCATGAGATGCGCAGAAAACTTGCATTTTCGGCGCGGTTGGCACGTTTCTTGCACATGAGTCAAAGCTGGCATGAATTTTGCATGTACTCCACAATTGGCATGATTCTTGCAGATTCGGCGCGGTCCGCAAGATGCTTGCACAATTCCGACAAATGCGAGTAATTCGCATTTGTCGGAATTATAAGCGATTATTAAGTAGTCGCTTTATGTTCTTCTAGCATACGCGCGAACAATGCGCGCTTATTATTAATAATCGCTTCGGCTTTTATTAGAATATCGAGTTCTTCTGCCGTTAACTCAATCGGATCAAGTTTCGGCAATCCTTCTGTAGCGTTCTTTTTATTATTGCAGTCATGGCAAAGGCATTGTAACCATTCAGGATCATTTAAATCGATACCCATTGCAAGCAACGTTTTGCGTGGATAAACATGATCAATTTCAAGATTAGAACCACTACCGCAAGCTGCGCAGCGATAGTTATATGCTGCAAATACTTGCGCGCGCAGTCTCATTTCAACCTTGCTAAACTTTGCCATCTCGTCTCTCCAGTACCGTTGCTCTATGGTTCCCATTATACAGGCATCCTCGAGCATGGCAATAGGCGAGTTAGACCTTTTTTTCATATCGCTGAGCTTTCTTATGCGAAAAAAATCCTTGACACGCTCTGGCGTGGTAAGGTAAAATCGGCGCGCCCATTGTGAAGTAGACTGACAATCATTCAGCGGCCTACATGAAAAAAATTCGCTTGACAAGTATAGGATAGGTGAGGTATAATTTTGGCGCCATATTGGCAAGTAGACTGACAATCATTCACCGGCCTACATAAAAAAATTCGCTTGACACGCTCTGGCGTGGTAGGGTATAATCGGCGCGCCCAAATGAGAGGTATTCTCATTTGGGTTACCGTTACTCCTCGCTTCGCCACACGACCGAGGAGGCATTTGAATTCAACAACCATTCCTCCACAAACACAAGTTCGCCAGTCTCATGTGCGAGTCGCTCGGCCTCTTGCACGGCAGCCTCGAGCGTGCTATAGATTGCTTCCAGCGAGTCAGCTTCATGATCGACTGCGGTCCCGACTACGTATACTTGCATTTTCGCGTTCCTCTGTTTCCTGATTCAATGAGAGTATTCTACACGGTCTGCCGAGAGAGTACAAGACTTTTTTGTAACAGAATGTAACGTGCGTCGACTTGTTACCGTGCGTCGACTTGTTACCGTGCGTCGACTTGTTACCAGCCCGGGGCGGTTCCGAGACTGTCAAGTAGCTTGACGCTCAGGCTACCCCGCACGTACAACTTTTGGAATTTTTCAAAAATTGAAAATTAAAGCAATCTGCCCAAGCAATTTGCCCAAGTAATTTGCCCAAGCAATTTACTCTTCAAAAATTTTTACCATCAAAAAAATAATGTTTGACATTTCGTTTCGTAGCAACTATAATAGTCGTCATGAATTTGGTAAAAATTTCTCCTGAAAGTCTTGAAATTGCAAATGCATATTTGCAAAATGGCAGCATTGCTAGTGTTGCAAAGGCGCTCGCACTTCCAGAAAATGAGGTGACAGAAATTCTCTCTCGCCGAGAAGTAAAAGCGTATCTAGATTCCATTTATCTAGATCACGGCTATCGAAATAGATTCAAGTTAGCAGAGACTCTCGATCTTCTCATAGACGAAAAACTTCGTGAAGCAGAAAGTACCGAGATGTACACTAACAAGGACTTAGCCGATCTGTTACACCTAGCTCATAAGATGCGTATGGATGAAATTAAAGCAATGACCGAACTTGAGAAAGCTCGAGCAACGCCGATTAAAAATCAAACCAACGTTCAGATTAATGAGACTCCATTTGGTGCTGGCAACTACGGCAAGTTAATGGAAAAACTTTTGCAATCATGAAAGAATTTCTAGCAGAACTCGGCATGAACGCCGGTCTCATTGTCGCGGGTCTGTTTGGCTCGCTTTTAACTTTGCGGGGGGATGCCGCGAAGAGGCTTGGAAGTGTTATGGTAAGTTTAGGAACAGGAGTAGGGTCCGCAAACTATTTAACTCCAGTAGTTATTGATCTACTGGGCGTTCAAAGTCGAAATCTCGAGTTTGGAATAGCTTTTATACTAGGCTATTTGGGGCTAAATGGCATTGATTTTCTAGCTCGACGACTTTTTGAGAGCAAAAAACCATGATCGAAAGCGCACTTTGTCTATCCATGATATTTTTTTACGTTTCATTGCTGAATGATAAAAAAATTTGCTCTTGGTCGAAGCCGAAAGTGTGGATATTGCGTTCACTTTTTGCAGGCAGCATTGCTTCCGTAGCTTGGAGTGTATTTTACGAAACAGAATTACCCTATCTATTTCTTACTGCAATTTTTGGTTGGGGCTTTTATTACCATCGGTATACGTTAAATGGAAATCAGTAGATCAGATATACAGTGCGAGTACGTTGAAGAATGTAAAACTTTCATTAAACTTCCAATTGTACCGTATCTTGAACTTCTAAACATAAATCCCATTCCATCTCAAATTGCAATTATCAATGCGATACAGAAATATCGCTTTGTGGTCGCCGCAGTTTCTCGAAGACAGGGTAAAACTTTCATCGCAAATGTCATCGGACAACTGGTTACACTAGTACCCGGGTGTAATGTGCTCATCATGGCACCCAACTACAATCTTTCTCAAATTTCTTTTGATCTACAAAGATCGCTGATAGATCATTTCAGCATTGAAGTTGAGCGAGACAACGCGAAAGATCGTGTAATTGAGCTTGTAAATCGTTCTACCATTCGCATGGGCTCGGTAAATCAAGTCGATTCGGCAGTAGGACGCTCTTACGATCTCATTATTTTTGACGAAGCCGCTCTTGCAGACGGTGAAAATGCTTTTAACGTTGCTTTGAGACCTACGCTGGACAAACCGAACGCACGCGCGATCTTTATTTCAACTCCTCGAGGTAAAAATAACTGGTTTAGCCGCTTCTGGGCTCGGGGTTTCTCGGATGAGTACCCTCAGTGGGCTTCGATTCGCGCAACTTGGAAAGACAATCCTCGAGAAAACAAGGAAAACATTGAAGAAGCGCGTAAAACCATGTCAGCCGCAGAGTTTTCGCAGGAATATTTAGCAGACTTCAATGTTTTCGAAGGACAAGTGTGGAGATTTGATGGCGAACATTGTGTTGCCAATCTGGATGAGCTTAACATTTCCGGTATGGACATTATTGCAGGGCTGGACTGGGGCTTTCGTGACCCTACAGCCATGTGCATAGTTGCGTATGACTGGGACAAAGAAATTTATTATCTACTCGACGAGTACTTACATGCCGAGCGAACTACTGAACAGCACGCTTTTGAAATTCAAAAGCTTTTGGACCGTTGGAATCCAGACTTTATTTTTATCGACTCTTCGGCTCAGCAAGTTCGATTTGATCTAGCACAAAATTACAACATTGCAACTACCAATGCGGAAAAAGATGTTTTAAGTGGTATTGGGCATGTGGCGGGTATTGTAGACAACAATCGTTTAATCGTATCTCGAGATTGTAAAAATACACTTGCTGCTCTAGACGCCTATCAATGGGACGACAATCCAAATTTGTTGAAGGAAAAGCCGAAGCATAACTATGCTAGTCACATGGCTGACGCGTTGCGATACGCTCTTTATAGTTTTAAAACTTCGTCCACGATATTTTAGTACATAAAAAAATTTAGTAGTTGACACTTACGCCATCATTCTCTATAATGTGAAAATCGAAATATGACAAAACCAGTTCGAGATTTAGTAAAATATGTTCGAGACAAAGCAAAAGCAAGGTACAATCGAGGAAACAAGTGTTTCGTCTGTGAATCATCAGATAATTTAGACTTTCATCACTTCTACAGTCTAACTGAGTTGTTGAATGTGTGGTTGCGAAAAAATCGCATCACCGTAAAAACAGAAGAAGAAATTTTAAATGTTCGAGATTTATTCATAGAAACGCATACACGAGAACTTTATGACGAGGCTGTTACGCTTTGCCACTCACATCATTTACAATTACATTCGGTCTATGGAAAAAATCCTGGGCTCGGAACCGCTGAAAAACAAAAGCGATGGCTGGAAAAATTAAGAAATGGCATGGTATAACTTTCGCAAAACAGAGAAGTTGAATCCAGCACAGCCGAGTATCGCTTTATCGGAAGGCAGCGTTATTGAATCTCGAGAGATTGTAACAAATTATCGAATTCAATATGAAAATTTAGAAGTTGTAAATCGAGCAGTAAACATGCTCGTAGACGACATTGCAGAAATTAGCATTGCTGTCAATGAGCGTTTAACAGGAATCGTACCAGCCGCACGCCCAACCGTGGAAACGGGTGCGGTAGTTCCGGTTTTTCGACAAAAGCAAGTTTACAATCTTTTAAATTTACAGCCCAATCCTTATCAAGATATTAATAGTTTTCGTCGCAATCTTTTTGTTGACTATCTTATCGACGGAAACATCTTTGTATACTTTGATGGCGTGTATTTGTATCATCTGCCCGCCAATCTGGTAGAAATTATACCAGACAAAAAGAACTATATTGCAGGCTACACCTATGATGGTCTGCTCGATTTTAAGCCGTGGGAAATCATTCACGTTAAAGAAAATTCGTTTTATTCGATTTATCGTGGAGTTTCTCGCTTACGCCCAGCTTATCGCACTATGCAGCTTCTTTCGAAGATGCGTAAATTTCAGGACAACTTCTTCGACAACGGAGCAGTACCTGGACTAGTCATTAAAAGTCCTAGCACTTTAAGCGATAAAGTAAAAGAGCGTATGTTGCAGTCGTGGCAAACTCGCTATCGGCCCGACGGCGGAGGCCGCCGTCCGATTATTTTAGACGGTGGACTTGAAATTGATAGCATTAGCAATATCAACTTCAAAGAAATGGATTTTCAGTCTTCCGTCAATTCGATTGAAAATATTATATTGAAAGCAATTGGAGTTCCTCCATTGCTTTTGGACTCGGGCAACAATGCAAACATTCGTCCGAATCATCGACTGTATTATCTGGAAACTGTAATTCCAATTCTTCGAAAGTATATGTTTGCTTTTGAAAGATTTTTCGGTTACAATCTCACAGAGGATGCATCGAATATTCCAGCATTGCAACCGGAGTTGAGCGAACAAGCGCGTTACTATTCTACTTTAGTAAACAGTGGTATTATAACGCCAAACGAAGCTCGACTGAAACTGGGCAAGCCTGCACTTGAAGGATTGGATGAAATTCGAATTCCTCAAAATATTGCAGGCTCCTCTGTGAATCCCGCCGTAGGCGGGCGGCCCAGTGAAGAGGAGCGAGCGTGAGCTACGATTACATCTCCGGTACGCTCGGAGGAGCAATGCGACGTCGTCGTCGGCGTCCTCGTGTTAGATTTGCGTATAAAACGAATAATGCAATCGAATTAACACTTACAGCTCGCGGAGAACAAGAATTTAATTTTGCATCGTATTTTAGCGGTGAAAACTTAAGTTTTAGTCTAAGCGGGGATACAGCAAATCTTTCTATTGATGAAAGCACTGGAATTGCCAATACATCACTAGTGCCAGAAGGAAGCGCGGTTTACAACTTCTACGTGACTGCAACCAGTACACTCGGAAGTGTTCAATCGCCTGTCTTCGTGCTAAGTACGGAGTAATTATGACAAAAGGACAATTACTTGAAACCATTGCAAACTATTTTGTTGCAAAAGGTAAATATTTAAATATGCGAGAGTACAAGCAGCAGCCTGACTTTCCTGTAAGTCCGAACTTAGTACTTCGTGCTTACGGATCGTGGGGTCGTCTACCGAGCAAGATCAAGAAGTATTATCCTGATATTGCAGCTAAGATTGGAGCGCCTGTGGCTGCCCCTAAGCCTGCGCTCAAAAAAGCAAAGGTAGCTGAGCCTGTAAATGAGCAAAGCAGCGAATCTTAAGACAGGAGACTATGTAAAGTGGAATTCGTCTGGCGGCATAGCCAAAGGACGAATTGAGCACACAATGAAAGAAGGCGTGTTAGGAATTCCTGGTAGTAGTTTTTCGATTACTGCTACAGAAGAAGATCCGGCAGCTTTAATTCGTATTTACAGGGACGGTAAAGAGACTGAAACTCTGGTAGGCCATAAGTTTTCTACTCTTACTAAAATTTCCCGAGAAGAAGCTTTAAAGGCTGCGGACGGAATTAATATCATGACAAAAAATTTCTTTTTAGATACAGAGTTTAAAGCCTATGTAAGCGACGACGGGGATACTTACATTACAGGGCTTGCCAGTACTCCGGAAGTAGATCGCACTGGCGATATTATTGAATCGAATGCATGGTTAAAAGGCGGACTGGAAAATTACAAGAAAAATCCAGTAATTCTTTTTAATCACTCTTATGCGAAGCCAATCGGTAAAGCGGTAGAAATTCAAACCGATGTAGAAGGCTTACGAATTAAAGCTAAGATTTCTCGTGCTGCGGGCGAGATTTTAGATCTTATCAAAGATGGAGTCCTTGGAGCTTTCTCCGTTGGTTTTCGAATCAAGGATGCCGATTATATGCCAGAAACCGACGGATTTCGTATCAAAGATGCAGAGTTGTTTGAAATTTCAGTAGTATCTGTTCCTGCAAATCAATCTGCAATTTTTTCTTTGTCAAAGTCCTTTGAAAGCTCAGAGGAATATCAAAGTTTTAAACAGACCTTTATGAATGACGGCCTAGACGGGTTAGAAGAGAAAGTAAATGCTGAATCTTCGAGCGCCCCTGCGCCGGGAGAAGCGACTTCAGTCGCAACTATGGAGATAAAAAAGATGGATCCAAAAGAGTTAGAAGCACTAGTAGCTTCTGTTGCAGAAAAAACTGCACAAACATTAGCTGCTGCACAAGTCGAGCGTGAAGAAAAGTCTCGTCTTGCTGCCGAAGAAGCTGCTCGAAAAGCATCGGAAGAAAAGCAACTCTCCGATAAAATCTCGGTAGCAGTTACTACGGGGGCGGAACGACTTGTTGCAGATATTGAGAAGCGTTTTGCTGATAAGAACGCTGATCTGGAAAAGATCGTTAGCGATCTTCGCAATGAAATTTCTGAGAAGTCTCATGAAATTATGCAAATTCGTGAATCCAAGCGAATTTTTGCCGATCGTGCAGATGGCGACTGGAAGAAGGCTTTTGCAAAAGATGCGGATGACGCATTTATTCTTGGCCTGGTTACTCGCAAAGGCTGGCAGCAGACTTCGCTGGGTCGCCAACTGGTTGAGAAAGTTAACCAGCATTCTGGCGTTGAAGTTTCGAGTGCCGACTTTGAACAGACGGTATCGACGAACATTGAGCGTGATATTCAGAACGAGCTGATTCTGGCTCCTCTGTTCCGCGAAATTCCGATGACAGCAGCTAGCCTGATTCTGCCGATTCTGCCTGACGCTGGTTACGCAGAGTTTACGTCTTCGCAAGCTGCTGGCGGTTCTTCGCCGAAAGGTAACTTAGATCCGCGTTCGAATGCTTATGGTTCGCCCTACATCGGTGTTACCATGTCCGAGCGTGTACTGACAACCAAGAAGCTGATTTCGAAGAGCTATCTGGGCAACGAGACAGAAGAAGATGCAATTCTTCCGATTCTGCCTCTGATTCGTGAGTCGATGGTTCGTTCGCACGCTCGTGCAATCGAAGCTTCGATTCTCGTAGGTAATCACGCTGACGGTCCTTTTGGAACTGGTGGAGCTTCGTATGACGGTCTGATTACTCTGGCCGCCGCTGATAGCGATAAGACTCAAAGCTCGACTGTAACGTATGCAAATACGGTCTTTACAGCAGCTGATCTGCTTGGTCTGCGTAAGAACATGGGCAAGTATGGCGTTCGTCCGGAAGACGTTGTTTACATCGTTAACCAGCGTACCTACTTCGAACTGCTCGAAGATGCTGAGTTCCAGGACATGAACCTGGTTGGAAATCTGGCTACGAAGATCAATGGTCAAGTTGGTCAGATCTATGGCAGCCGTGTTCTGCTCTGCGATGAGTTCGCAACTCCGGCTGCTGGAAAGTATGCCGCTATCGCAGTCTATCCGCGTAACTTCGTTGTTCCGCGTCTGCGTGGAGTTACGATTGAATCGGATTACGATGTTGAGAATCAGCGTCGTGTGCTGGTTGCATCGCAGCGTCTTGGCTTTATTGATATTATCGACGGAGCTACGTCTAAGTGGGCACTTCAGTACCCTGGTTCGTAAGAACTTAGGCGATACTAGGAAGGAGAGGGGTTTCCCTCTCCTTCTTTATTAATCTGATTTCCATATCAAGTTTTTTACAAGTTGATTATATGAGCGCAAATCTTATTACTATAGAAGATTATAAAACTTTGATGGGAATTACAGGCGTAAAGGATGATGAAAAACTTTATGTACTTATTCCCAGCATTAGTCAGCTTGTAAAAAACTACTGTGATAATACGATATTAGATTACTACTCCACTCCGTATACGGAGTATTTTGATATTCAGTGGGATACTTACACTGTTCAGTTAAAGTATAGCCCAATTGTTACTGTATCGCAAGTTTATGAGCGAGAAAGCCAAACTTCTGAATATCAATTGTTGGACGCAAATACAGATTATTGGATCGACCACATTTCTGACAGCGTATTTCGTACTGATGGATCGGGTCGGTACTCAGATTGGAAGAAAGGTGTTGGAGCTGTTAAAGTTATTTACACAAACGGCTATGAAAATACGCCGGAAGATTTAAAGCTTGCTGTAGTTGATCTCATTACTTATTATCTAAAGGACGAAAGAAAAGAACGTCGCAGCCTTGGAGCTGCAACAATTTCTTATGCAAAAAACGCTAATGATGGCAGTTTTCCTGATTACATCAAAAGAGTTTTGGATATGTATAGAACATGAGCAAAACAAGGTTAAATAGGTTATTAACAGAGTTAGAAACTGGTTTATCTGAAAATTTTAGAAAAATTATAGATTATAATAACTTATGTTTTCAATTCAGCGTAGCTCAGGTAGAAAAAGAAATCAAAGATGAATTAGAATTGATAGGACAAGGACAAAAGCTACGAAACGGTATAGTAAGCCTTATTGCCAGAGAAGCTGTAGTAAACTTAAAAAATGCATTTACAAAAAGCAACAGTCCGACTCTAGTCAAAGATAAAGCAGAAAGAGCAAAAGAAGTAGCGGCAGGAAAAATATTTTTATCTAATAAAAGTGGTACTAATACTTTTAGAGCTTTAACAGAAATTTTAAAGCCTGTTAAAGCAACGATAATACAAAGAGTAAGAATTGCCGGAGTTTCTTTACCTACTGGTCCAGAAGGAGAAGAGTCTCAGTTTTTTAATATTGAGCACTTAACCACTGTCTCCGATATACGAATGGCAGACGTTATACTTAAGGCGGCGGGCAGCAAGAAAAAAGCAACAAATTTAATAGGTAAAATAAAACAATTTTCCTCCCCCGAAGCTAAAATTATTTTTGACGAGTTTATTTTAACTGTAATAAATCAAACCAAAGGTAACAAAGGAACTATAGAAAAAGACCTAGAATTAAAGTTAGAATGGAAGTCGGAAAAAAGAAACAAGAAAGAGGGAAGAGAAGAAATCGCGGCAAGAAAAAGAATTTTAGTCGAAGAATTAAAAAGAATTATTAGCGAGCAAATTAAGCATAGACAAACTCTAGGGGCCTCAGATACAGTCGAAGAATTAACAAGTAAAAAAGTTACTGCTCTTATTGACGAAGCGATAGCAGATACTCCCAAAATAAAAAAAAAGTTTAGAAATACAAAAATAAAAAATACAACTACAAAAGCAAAGAAAGTTGTAAAAGTACCGTCTAAAATAAAGGCTAATAAAAGCGCGCGCATGGGCCCTTCTGGCATTTCTTTACCGGAGAAAAAAGCAATGCCCGAAGTACAAGGACCAAGCGCTCTAGAGATGCTAGCGTATATTAATTCTAGATTACCGGATACTGTAGCTAAAAATATGGACTTACCAGGGCTACAATATCAAACAGGCCGCTTTGCTCAAAGCGTAAAAGCGCTTAATGTACTAAAAACTAAAGGTGGATTCCCTAGCATTGAATATACTTACCAACGAGATCCTTATCAAGTATTTGAAATGGGAGCAGGAAGAGCTCCATGGGCAACGCCAGATCGTGACCCAAGAAAACTAATTGATCGGTCTATTCGTGAAATTGCTGTGGAGCTTTTGACAGGTAGACTTTACACACGGAGAGTTTAATGACCGAAGCAAGACTGTACACAACCCGAAGGCTTGCTATTGTAGGAGCAATTGTAGATAAGCTTGCTCTTATTAATGGCGACGGGGTTTATGTAACAGACGTTGGTGGAAACGTACATCCTCGCCTTAAGTACTGGGATGAAATAGAAGAATTTCCTTCAATTTGTGTAAACGCCGGAGCAGAGACTCGAGAATATCAAGGTGGCGGGTACAAAGATCGTTTTTTAAATGTAAAAATTACTTGTTATGTAAATGAAGAAGATCCAGTAAGCGCTCTAGAAGCCTTAATGGAAGATGTGGAAACCTGCCTCGAAGAAAACAGTAGACTAATGTATACTACAAGATCAGGCAAGGTAGGCTATACGCAAATGATCACAATATTAAGCTTAGATACCGACGAAGGAGTAATGGCTCCTTTAGGAATTGGCGAAATATTGTGCGAAGTACGATATTAATTTTGAGCTTACTAGTAAGCTCAATGCTGAGAAATCAGTTCGGAGAAAAAAATGGCGGAAAAATTACAACTTAGTAGAAATACTAAAGTTTATATCAGAGATGTGGACAGCACTCTGACGAATGCCACCCCCGTATGGTGGGAACTGCCTGTATTAGACGGGTTTGCGTTTAGTCAAGGTACAGAAAGTATCGAAATTACACTGTCCGAAGCAGCTGATTCCAATAATAACACGCGTCGCGGTAAGCTCGCGTTTAACACAGCGTTGGCTCCTGTAGAATGGAGTTTAACAACCTATGTTCGTCCCTTTAAGAGCGTAGGCGGCCGCACAGCCTCCGTCGGTGGATTTGTAGACAACGTCGCGGGGTATGTGCACGCTGTAGAAGAGCCTCTCTGGGCTTATATGGTCATGGGAGCTGGAGAGACTTACACTTCGAATACAGGCAGCACTCGGGCAGCCGGCAATAACTGGGGCAGCACAACGACTGGTGTATGGTCGAATACTAGCCTTATGAGTATTGACTTTGCAAAGTCGAACAAGACCGCATTGCGTACATTTGAAATGTACTTTGCAATGTCTTCGACGGGTACGGGGTCTCCGGACACTGTTTATCGGTTAGTGGATGCTTGTGTTAACAGCGTAACTATTGACTTTGATATTGAAGGAATTGCACAGTTGCAGTGGGCTGGATTTGCAAAGCAAATTACTCATGCAAACTCTGCTCCGTTCTTGTCTGGAACTGCAAATAGCATTACAGAAGCAGTAAACTCTACAAATACATTTATTCGTAATCGACTTACTACTGCAAACGTTGGCACGAAGATGACAAACTTTGGTGGTGACGGTGTTAATAATAAGTATTACAATATCATTTTGACAGGTGGTTCGATTACCATTGAAAACAACATTACTTATTTGACCCCAGAAGAGCTTGGAAAAGTAAATATTCCTCTTGGTCATGTAACTGGAACTCGCAGCGTTTCGGGAACTTTTACAGCTTATCTTGACGACGACACAAGTGCAAACAGCTCTGGTGCATTGTTACGGGACATGGCTGCAAATACTAGCGCTGCTCGTAACGAATTTGCTGTATTGTTTTCGATTGGTGGAGCAACCGCTCCCAAAGTTGAGTTTAATATTCCCACAACTCACCTCGAAATTCCGACGCATAATATTGAAGATGTGATCGGTGTTGAGGTAAACTTTATGGGACTGCCCACAGATATTTCGAATACAAACGAAATGTCGGTTCGTTACTATGGAGTTGTACCTGCTTAAAAAAAGTAGTTGACTTTTAGGTAGTATTAACTTATAATAGGTAACAAATAGAGGGAGAATTTTCTCCCTCTATTTTACATAACAATAAAAATTTTTTGGAATATATTATGACAGATTCAATTTCTTTATCTACGCTTTTAACGCCAAGCAAAACAGTAAGTTTTGAATATCCTGGATTTCCCGGCTTTTTTGTAGACCTTTGTTTTTTGTCTCGGGACGAAATGTTAAAACTGCGTAAGCGTTGTGTGACTACAAAATTTAATCGCCGTACTCGTCAGCCTGAAGAAGAGCTGGACGAGGACAAGTTCGCTGTAGAGTATACTCAGGCTGTAATCAAAGGTTGGAAGGGTCTCAAAGTATCTTACTTAGAAGAGCTTCTGTTAGTGGATACATCGTCGCTTCCGGCAGATATGAAAGAGCTTGTCTACACTCAAGACAACGCAATCACTCTGATGAAAAACAGCTCAGACTTTGATACTTGGGTTGTGGAAACTGTGGGTGAACTTGCAAATTTTTCGAAAGCCAAGTCGAAGAAGTAAGTAAACTTATTCGACGACGCATAAAGCAAGAATCTGACATATCAATAGAGAGTTACCTAGCTATATGTGAACAGCTAGGTCGCCTGCCTGATCCTGACAAAATGCCACTGACCGACGCTGATTTTCCCGCGGAGGCTCAAGTGGCATTTTTTATTTATAGTTATTTGCCAGATCGTTGGGACGGAGCTTCCGGAGCTTTTATGGGCAAAGACTGGTCTTCTCTTTCTACTATTTTTGATTTATTTGAAATTGAAGACAGAAGATTTATTTTTCAGCTTATAAAGATTATAGAAATAACTTCGATAGATGCGATAAATGATAGAATTTCTCAGAAGCGAAAATCTTCTGAAAGAGCTGCAAAAGCTAGAGCACAGTAATGGCAAGAAATATAATCACTGTTGATGTAGAAGCAAGGTCTGGAGGCTCTTTTGATAGAGTTGGTCTCGAGGCTCGGCGTGCTGGAGGTGGTTTAAATCAAGCAGCAGAAGGAGCTGCCCAAGCCGATCGTAATATTAAAGGTGCGGCTAATGCTTCATCTAACGCCACAAAAAACTTTTCTAAAATGTCACAAGGCATGGGTGGACTTGTCGCTGCCTATGCTACCGTTGCCGCTCAAGTTTTTGCTTTATCTGCTGCGTATCAATTTTTATTAAATGCGGCAGATTTTCGTATTCTTTTGGAAGGTCAAAAAGCTTTAACAGCTACTACTGGTCTTGCTTATACTTCGATTACCAAATCTATTCAAAAAGCTACAAATGCTCAGTTAGCATATCAAGAAGCTGCTCAATCGGCAGCCATCAGTACAGCAGCAGGGCTTGGCGCAGATCAAGTTACTCGCTTAGCAGAACTTGCTGATACAATTTCGAAGACGCTAGGCCGTGATTTAACGGATACTTTTAATCGACTTGTTCGAGGTATTACAAAAGCCGAACCAGAACTGTTGGACGAATTAGGTATTGTACTTCGATTAAAAGACGCTACAGAAGAATATGCTCTTTCTGTAGGCAAGAGCGCATCCTCTTTAACTTCGTATGAAAGAACTCAAGCCGTATTTTTAAATACAGTTGGTCAAGGAGAGGAAAAATTTGGAGCGCTTGGTGATACACTCGACGGCTCTTCAAATAAAATACGACAACTTGGCGTCGCTTTAGGCGAAGTCGCAAATAAACTAAAGCCTGTTATCAGTGCTGTAAGCGAGTTTGCTGCGGGAGCTTTAACTGAAAATCTTGCTGCGACTATTACAACTTTTGGCCTTTTGGCGGGAGGAGTACTAAAACAACTTCTTCCGAGTATTCGAGAGGTAGAAGAAAATTATGCCGCCGCCGCGGATCGAATGGCAGAGAAACAAACAAGGTTTAATAAATCATTAGAAGAAACTCGAGCCTCTCAGCGAGTTTTGAGCCGAATGGCGGGCAGAGAAGCACAAGGCGCACAAGCGGCAATTGGTGATATTAATGCGGAAACTAGAGCAGCTCGAGCCGCTCAAGGCATACAAACGCCAATTTCTAAAACAATGCAAAAACTTGCAACTGGACAACTTGATCCAAATTCAGCAGCTTTTAAAAAATTTAGAGCTAGTGTAGATAAAGAATTAAAACTTTTAGAACAAAGCAATGCCACAACTGTTACTCGTATGAGAACTCAATTTGTAGGCATGACACGCGCACAATTACTTGCTATGCAAAACGCCACTACACTTATGATGGGGCAGCAGACTCGATTGGAAATAAACCAACAAAGATTAATTAATGCGGGCACGATAGGCTACACAAGACTTCGACTAGCTATCAATGGCGTAGCAGCAGCACTTTCAACTGGCGCCCGTGCTGCTGCTACTTTTGGCATGGCACTATTAAGCTTTTTAGGCTGGGTTGGCCTTGCTATAACTTTAGGCACTCTTCTTTATCAGGGTATTGTAGCAATATATAACTATCTTAATAAGCCTGTAAAAACTGACGGGTTAACGCCGTTGTCAGAGAGGCTTACTTCTTTAAGTGACGAGACAAAAACACTAGTTCAAGATTTTGAAAAAATGCAAGAAAAGGCGGACTCGTTTAACATTAAAGGAGTCTCCGGCCAAATAGAGTTTTTTGGAAATGCCGCAACCTCCCTTCCGATTGATAGTCTTATAAGTTCCCTTGGTAAATTAGATGCTAAACAAAGATTTTTTACTTCTACTCTTCTAGAGACTTCGAGCGTAGAAAGAGAAGTTGCCGCAAATAGACAAAAAGCTCAATCAAATTTAGAAGATGCTACAAATAGTAGCATAGCTAGCCTAGAAAAGTATAGAAAGAAACAAGAAGAGCTTAAAGCTTTAGAGTCTTTTTCTGAAAAGGAAGCAAATGCTATAGCTAATCTGACTACAGAAACTTATGCTTCATTAGCTGCATTTGCCAAGCTCGATCCTAGATTAAAAGAGCAGGCTGCAATTCTCAGTGATGCTGCCGTAGAATCAAATAAACTGTCAGAGCAGTTCAAAGAAGGTAAAAAAGACGTTTTTGCTCTTAGTGCAGGGCTCTCTCGTCTCGCTAGAGATACAAAATCGGCGACAACCGAAGTTATAGCGGCTGCTCAGAAATGGAGGGATGCTTCCGCAGCTTTTTCTTCTTTACAGCAATCTATAAAAACTTACAATGATAGAATACGGGGTTCTATAAACTTAACTGAAATTCAGCAATCTTACTTAGAACTGTCTAATATTGCCAAAAATTATAATGATACTGTAGCAGCTCTTCCGACTAACGTTAATATTAAGACTTACCAACAATTGGAACAAGTTAAGAACGCTTACAAAGAAGTAATAAAAGTAGTTAAAGATCTTTATGAAAGACAAAAACTTCTGTCGAAGGAAAAAATTCAACTTAATATTAACGAGAAACAGCTTGGCTTAATTCAAGGAAGCTCGGAAGAGCTTATAAGATTAAGAGCTAAACAAGAAAGAGCTGCTATTGCTCTTCGGAAAAGAGAAGAAGAATTAGAAATAGAGCGCTTAAATTCAAAATTGAAAGAGCTTCGTGCAGCAGGGCTTAATATTAAGCCTGAAGCCTTAGCTACCCCAATCGGTGAGTCTATAACAGAAGCAGGAAAAACTCAAGCTGAGTTAGTCGGGGAGGCTATTGAAAGCTCAGCAGATTATCATGCTAGAGCTATTGCTGAAGCAATGACAGGAAAGTCTTTAAAAGACTTAGGAGAAGAAAACGCTGTCTTTGCTGACGTTCTCAAAAGAATAGGGGCAAGACAACAACCTAATCAACCAGTCCCCGAAGACGAGATTACGGATGTACCAATACCTTTTAGACCATTAATAATGCCAAAAGCAGGCTTACAGGGTGCCTTCGAAGGCGCAGCTATAGATAGCGCTGCACTTTTTGTTGATGCCCTTGATACAGAAATAAAGAATAAAGGACTTAGTTTAAAACTTTTTGATAATGAAACATTAAAATCGCAAGTTAACGAAGTTTTTGACATATATAAACAAAAAATAGAGAATGCAACTCGCGAAAGCGAGCAACGCCTCGCGCCGCTGCGCGAAATTGCCAGTACCGCAGAAGGTTCGGAGCGAGTTCGACAACAACTTTATATTGCAGAGCAAGAAAAAGTGTTATCGGAGCGTACTGTAGAACTAACTAGAGAAAGAAATGCAGAAGTATTTAAGCTTTTATCTGCCCAAGGTAACTTACAAAGCGTACAACAGGCTATTCTTGATATAGAAACAAATACTTTAGAACTTGCTGACGAAGCGAAACAAAAAGCGCTTGATAAATTGAGATATGAAGAACAACTTTTACTTATCGCAGAAAAATACAATAAGCTGAATCAAGAAAGACAAATTCAAGAAAAGTTTTTAAGTTTATCCGCAGGATCTTATGCCGACGCAGCACGTGAAAGTCTTGCTGTTGCGAGCGCTACAAATGAAACTAATCAAATTGCTGAAGAAATTAATGCTCGAAAATTGCGTATGTTAGATTTAACCAGTGCTTTAGAAATGGAAGCAGATGGCAAAAAGCAACAGCAATTACTCAAAGAAATTCAGGCCGAACAAAGCCTTTTAGAAAAGAATGCAGAATCTTATGCTCTTTCAAAAGCATCTCTTGAAGTTTTAAAAGAGCAGGTAAGCGTTGTATACAAAATTGGAGAGGCCGCAAAAAGTGCCCTCGGAGAAGGGCTGACTCAAGAATTTGCAAACTTTTTAAAAGGCGGATTGGTCGATGTAGAAAAAAGCTTTTTAACTATTCTTCAGGGCGTAGGAAATGCTGTTGCAGATCAGATGGCAAAAATGCTTTCTGATAGTGCAATGAATATACTCGGAATGGGTCCTATATCTGAAGAGCAAAAAGCATTAGAGCGCGCTAAAGTAATTGCGGAAGCGCAAGCAAAAATTCATACTGATGCACTTATTCCAGTATTTGAAGCGCACGCAAATAGTATTAGAGGAGCTCTTCCAGCCGGGGCAATTAGTGGGGTCCCTCTTGTAGATGCAAATGCTGTACCGCCTGGCTTCACTTTAGAAGGAGGGCTAGCAGGAACTGCTCAACCAGAGGCGGGGCCTAAAACTCTTAGTAAAAAATTTCAAGGCTTGGGAGATGATTTAAGAAACTGGAGTAAAAACGTTAAAGAAACTTTTGCTAAAGAGGATACTCCATTTTTAGATAAGTTAGGGAGTATATTTAATCCTGAGGCTGACTGGCTTAAAGGCATGGTAGGGGGCTTGACCGGAGTTCTCGGAGCTTTTGCCATGAGTAAGCTCGGAGGAGGGGACCCCGGATCTTGGAGAAATGCAATTGTAGGTGGAATTATTTCTGCCGCTACTGCCGGATTTGGTGGATTTATGCAAGGCGTAGGAACTTCCTTTTTTGCAGCAAATGGAGCTGTATTCCCGGGCGGTTTTCGTTCATATGCAAACGGTGGAATGGTAAAAGAGCCTACTCTTGGGCTGGTTGGCGAAGGAAAGTATAATGAAGCAATTGTACCTTTGCCCGACGGAAGATCTATTCCAGTAATTATGCAAGGAGCCGGAGGGGATCGAACAACTGTAGGAATTAATGTTAATGTTAACTCTTCCGGTCAAGCTCAAACTAACAGTCAAGGTCAAGGAGACCGGGGAGTTGCGATGGCTCAAGCGCTCTCGGCAGTTGTTCAACAAGAAATTAAGAGACAAAAACGTCCTGGCGGTTTATTAAGCCCGTACTAAGTAAAATTATGGCAATAGGATTTAATGATGGAGTTGCAAATCGAATTCCCGATCGTACGATGCAAAAGCGAAGCACTGCTAGAGTTCTGCTTGCTTCCTTTGGAGATGGGTACGAGCAGCGCCTCCCTTTAGGTATCAATACCTTGAATCAAGAATATGGAGTTACATTCCGAACGCGGCCAAAAGCCGAAATAGATGATATTGTAACTTTTCTTGAGGGCACAAAAGGTGCTAATAGCTTTAACTTTACAGTGCCAAATACAAACTCTACAAATAACGAGAGCACAATTAAAGTTGTTTGTGCAGATTTTTCTACAACCTATGAATATGATGAGTTTTATACTCTTGAAGCAACTTTTAGACGAGTTTACGAACCATGACAGATATAGTACGCGATTTACAAAAACAAAATCCTGGCTCCTCTTTAATTGTATTATACGAATTGGAAATGCCAGATGGAGTAACTACTTGGTACTTTCACGATGGAAAAAATGCAAATACTAGTCAAAATATTACTTTTGATGGAAATACTTATGAGTGTATCCCTGTTCAATTTGATGGGGTAGACATTACTTCCGATGGGCCTGGGTCCAGGCCTACTCTTATAATCGGAAATGTACTTACAGTATTTAAAGACGCATTAGGAGCTGGGTATACTTATGAAGATCTGCTTGGTCGAAAATTTACTCGACGCCGTACTCTTTCCGCCTATCTAACCTCCAGTCCTGCTGTGGAGCTTCCCAAAGACATTTTTTATGTTGATCGTATTGCAAGTACTTCAATTTTAAGTGTTTCAATTGAGCTTGCTTCGCCCTTTGATATTGAAGGAATCAAGCTTCCAGCTCGAACCATTATTGGTGGCGGTTGTAGTTGGCAATATCAAGGAGCCTCCTCTGGGTTAAGTGAAAGTCAAAAAGTGGGGGGATGTACTTGGAATCGTTTTAGCTCAATTAGTATACCCGGAGGAAGCGATTACACAAACTATGTGAACTCAAACGATGAACCTGTAGTTCCAATTGCCGCGGTTGTAGGAGCTTGGGCGGGTTCGGGAAGTGTTAATTCTATTTATTCTACTGACCAAGATGGGCTAACTCGAATTAACAAAGATCGAACTTTTACAACTGGAGTTACGGGTAAAAATTATTGGCAAATGGTTAAAGCTTCACCAGGTACTCCAAGTGACACAAACCCAGCCTGGCGACGTGTTCGAGTATATTCATCTTATAGCTCATCTGGTACTTATACAGTATTTACCGATCCTAGCTATAATAGTTATGTTACTTATAACTATGACGGCGGTACTCGACTATTTAAAAAAATTTATGCAACACAAGGTAGTACGTCGGAAGGATCAACTCCTGCTTATAATAAATTTTGGGAATTAGGAGACGTTTGTGGAAAAAGACTTTTTTCTTGTACTCGAAGATTTCAATACAGACCAGCAACTTCTAGTGGACAGCCTGTTCCAAGCACCGACTATAATCAAGAAATTATACTCCCGTTTGGAGGATTTCCTGGCTCCAGATCATATAACTAATTTAGTCTTTGATTGTTGCAGAGAGTACCCGAAAGAAATCTGTGGAGTGACTTTAAATTCAAAATGGTACAAAGCTAAAAATGTGGCAGAAACTCCTAACAATGATTTTGTAATGAACGATTTAGATTGGATTAAATTTCAGTTATTAGGCAGCCCTTCAGCAATTGTTCATAGTCATCCAAGAAGCGGAGCAAATTTAAGCGAATTTGATAGAGTACAGCAGGCTCGATTTAAAATACCTTTTATAATAATCTCATTACGAGATTGGAATGTGGAAATTTATTCATGATACGAAAAGTTCATTTAATGGGAAATTTAGGAAAACAGTTCGGAGAGGAGTGGTCAGTAAACTGCACCACTGTTTCAGAATGTCTTCGTCTTATCGAGTGCCAAGCCACAAATTTTAGAAAATACCTTATAGAAATCGTAGAGCAGGGCACAAATTTTTCTGTTCGTACAGGAGAAGAACTAATAGGAACGGGCGAAGAGCTATTCATGAATGTAAATGCAGAAGATATTTATATTACTGAGATTCCTGCGGGCTCTGGGGGTTGGGGAAAAATTCTCGTTGGAGCTTTACTGATTACAGCAGCAATTTTTGTACCCTATTTACCAGTGTTTCTTTCCACAGTTACTACTACAACTATAGGTGCTGGAGGACTGGCTACAGCTACCGTAACTCTTGGCACTACTGGTGCCGGGGCTTTTGCGGCGATGGCTCTTGGTAGTATAGGATTAAATTTAATCATGGCTGGAGTAAATGAACTTCTTATGCCTAAACCAGATAAAGGAAAAGCTGGTGGAGCAATATTTTCAGGCCCTGTAAATAACGTCAAACAGGGGCAGCCTGTTCCTTTGCTTTATGGTGAATTAATCGTAGGCGGATCTCCAATTTCTTCCACGTTTACAAAAGCAAAAATTAACTCAACCGGAGTAGCTTATAGCTCTGCTAGTTCAATTCCAGGCGCTACGCCTACATATACTGGAGGCAGCCCGACACCTTTTGTTTCTGAAGGAAGTTTTAATAGTCCAATGGAAGTACTTCCGTTACTTCGTATTACACCAGAGGGGGTCTAAATGGGCGGCATACCAAATTATAATAAGATTAACTCTAATCCAAATCAGCCTGATACAACTAGTGCTACCTCGCAGAGTACCATACAGTTTAATAATAACGCTCAATATGCTCTTATCTATGATTTGATTTCAGAAGGCGAAATTAGCGGATTGGTTGAAGGAGCTAAAAGTGTATTTTTAAATGGTACTCGTCTTACTGATACAGCTTCTGCATCCTCGGTTAGTCCTATCGGCACTACTACAGGAACTTTTACAGCCAGTAGTACTACGGTAACTGCTTCTGGCGGTCTTTCTGGAACTCTGAATAGACTAATAATTTTAGAAAGGGGCGGTAAACGTTCTTCTACTTTTTCCGGGACATCTGGTAGTAATGTACTGAATACAGGAAGTGCTTATTTTGAAAATAGTATGATTGGAGGCTCCACAAGCGGAGCGGGGTTAGCAACAACTCGCAGAATTCGAGTAGATGGTTTAGGTCCAAATGGGCGTGAATATATTGGTACAATTGTAAAACGTATAAGCGACACTAGCGCTGAAGTTTCTCCTGCTATTTCAACTACAGGCTCTGGAAAATCAGGAGGGCTAGATCATCTTACTGTAGTTACTGCCGTAAATAGCTCATCTTCTATAACAGTAGCTCAAGCTCCTCAAAGCTCTGGCACTAAGTTTCAAATTGTTACAATTACTCCTAATAATACTATTCAAGCTCCTGTAGACGATCGCTGGAACTTTAAAAATGTAACTCTTGACTTTAGAGCTGGATCAAGAGAGCAAAGCATAGTAGAAAAAAATAGTTTACCTACTGCAAGTTTTTTGACTAGCATTGGAGAAGAACTACAATGGGGCTTAGGGTACGGTGGGGACGCAAACCCTCTGGCCTATAGTAGTGCAGCTCTTGGGGTCGGTACAGATCCCTCAGAAGTAGATAAGATAAAAATAGGTATAGAATTTCCTGGGGGGCTTTATGTAAATACAGGGGAAAAGGCTAAAATTCAACGTACTGTTATGGGAATTCGCGTTGAATTTCAATATACTCAAGGCGGCGTTTCAAAATCTGCTGTAATTGTTGGACCAACGTCTTCAGCAGGCTGGCCCGATGCTGTGCGAGGGTTTGATTGGATTAGCTATTTACAAAATAGAGGAGGAATAATTGGAGAGTCTACTTCACCTTTTGTGCAAGACATTGAGTTTTCTGTAGAAAAATTTAAGCCTTTTACAGATTTTTCTATTTTAGTTACCAGAACAACTCCTCATATTTCTGACGATTTTCCTACTAAAGACAATACTTTTATATTTTCTGCTCGATTGAAGTATGTTGAACTTCAAATTGTTGATAAATTTAGTTACCCATTAAGTGCTTATGCAGCAATGAGCTTTCCTGCCGAAGGATTCTCTAATCTTCCAACACGCTCATATCATGTTCGCGGGCTAAAGATTAAAGTACCTAGTAACTATATTACTCGAGAAGAGAGCGCTGATAGCGTTGCAAAATATATTGGTCAGTGGGACGGAACCTTTATTACAAAGTATACCAATAATCCTGCGTGGATTTTTTACGATCTTGCAACAAACAATCGTTATGGATTAGGTAAATATATAGATCCTACGCTTATAGATAAGTTTTCATTGTATAGAATTGCAAGATATTGCGACGAGCTTGTTCCCGACGGAAAAGGCGGCCAAGAGCCGCGATTTACGTGTAACGTTTATATTTTTCAAGCTGAAGAAGCTTATAAGCTAATGAGAGACCTGGCTAGTACTTTTAGAGCGCTTACTTACTGGGCTCAAGGTAGCTTAATCACTGTACAGGATAGTCCAAAAGAAGCAATTTATACTTTTACGCAAGGTAATGTAATTGATGGGATATTTAATTATGAGTACTCTGGAAGAAATGCTCGATATAATGAGATTAACGTAACTTGGACAAATCCTGATCAATTTTATCAACAAGACGTATTAACGGTTACCGATCATACCGACGTTATTAAGCGTGGAAGAGTCGTACCTATGGATACGATTGCTTTTGGCTGTACTAGCGAAAGTCAAGCATACCGAGTTGCAAACTGGAATTTATTGACTTCGCAGCTTGAAACGGAATTTATCTCTTTTGGCACAGGCATAAATGCCAGCTTTTTACTGCCTGGAGATATTATAAATGTACAAGATCACCATTTACAAGCAGTTCAAGCTAGCGGACGAGTTCGGTCTGCGGCGAGCGCAACTTCTATTACTCTTGATAGAAATGTTACTTTGACTGCCGGAAGCACTTATAAACTGCATTTAATTTTTGACGGCCCCGGATGTTATTTACAGCAAGCTTCAGCAACAATTGGGGGAACAACTTATACTCGAGGCGATTTAATTCCAGGAATTGATACTAGCGAAGAGGCCGCTCTTTTAGTAGACGCTAGTAATAATCCTGTTGCGGTATCTTTTAGTGCGGATAGTCATGTTCAAACTAAAACTATCAATAATTCTTTGCCGTATACAGGAAATACAATTACTGTGTCATCTGCCTTTTCTTCTACTCCTTCGAGCGAAGTAATTTGGGCAATAGAAAACGCAACACTTGATGCTGCTGGAAACGCTAAACAATATCGAATTTTAAATATTAAAGAAGAAGAGAACCACACATATTCAATTGTAGCAGCATTGTACGCTCCTGAAAAATTTGAAGAGCTTGAAGCTAAAGTTAAAATTGCCGCGCCTCCATTCTCTGGGCCTCGCCCCGGGGACGATGTCCCTCCAGTAACAAACTTAAATGTTGTGTATACTCGTACAGTTCTGGACGAAGAATTCGAAGAGGTTGACAGTACTTATTATGCTCTTATTTCTTGGACACCTCCTGAAGAGACCTATAGAGACAGCGCTAATAATTCCGTTACTCGAGCCTACCCGTATGTTGTGGCATATCAAATTGAATATAGCTTTTTTGATATTCCTTCTACACAAATAAAAGAGTATGTGACAGAAGAAATTACGGGAGATAGAAATAGTTTACGAGTTTTTGGCGTAGCTCCTGGAACCTATGAAGTTCGTGTTCGAGTAAAAAATTCTATCGGAGAGTTTTCTCCTTGGGTCAGTCGAACTCTTACTCTTGAACCAGACTCCTCTCTCGGCGGAGCTCAGCTTAATGGGCTGCAACTGGGCGGGGCTTTAGATACTGCTACGCGCTTTACGGATAATACTTATAGTATTACCGATACGTTCTACACTTATACTGCACCTAACTTCAGAACATACTCAATAGAGCCAGCAACCAGCGCGCAGAGCGCGCAAAGCTTCGCTAATTTAAGTGCAAACTCTGAATACTATTTATTGTGGGATTCGAGCAATACAGAAGATCCGCTCAAAGCAGTAGCACATTACGAAGATACCAATGTTGCTTCCCCTTACGGAGCTACAAGTTCGTACTGGAGAGACGCTTATGCCGCAAATGATGGCATGGAAGCGCTTCCAGGTACGATCAGTGCAAGTCAGTTTACTAATAAAATTACTGGCACAAGCACCTTTTTTGAATCAAATCTTGCAGTTGGAAACTTTATAAAACTGTATGATTCTTCCAACTCTGCAAATTCGTTTTATACTGTCGTTACAGAAATTACAAGTAATACAGAATTGTACACGCGAGAAATTATACTTAAGAATTTTACTAACAAACAAATTCAAGTTCCCACCTATCGTGTAAACTATCGAAATGACGTAATACTTGCAAAAATTGTTACAGATGAAAATACAGTCGCATCGCTGGAAGCTCAATATGTAACTACTACAATTGATGAACCGCAGTTTTTGGACGTATTGTCGAACGGTCAAACTTTTACTTATTATGCAAACAATGAACTGATCGGTCCTCAGCAAATTGACTTTACCGTTAATAAGCAAAATATTCTTGCAGCTACTGAGTGGGAACTTCGAGATTCGGAAGACAATCTTCTTAGCAATACTTATCTAGATGCTATAACAAACACGAGCGCTACGCTAAATGCAAATAGCTTTGGTTCAATTACAAACAATTCATTTGTTCAAGTAACTGCTAAAGCACTTGATTTAAGCGATACCGTTTTAGTCAACAAACTTTTGTATGGACAAGATGGATTAATTGGAGAAGATGCAGTAACAATAAGAATTGCTGGATCTCGTCAAATTTTTACTTTTGACGCAAATAATGCTTTTAAGCCTGCCGGACAGTCCATTGTTTTAACTGTATCAAAACAAAACAGTACAAACACAGTAAACTGGACTTCATCTCCTTCTGTAAACTTACGAGAAGGTGTCTCTCCTTCCAGCCCCATTGTAACAACAGGAGATACTGTTTATTTATATATTGAAGATTTTGGACAAAATAATGAAGTAGTTGAATTTACTGCCACGCTAGATGGAACTTCTATTTTTGATAAGTTTAGCGTTTATAAATTGCGAGAAGGTCGAGAAGGACATACAATTGTATTAAGCAATGAAAATCATAGTATTCCTTTGGAGTATGACGGACTTTCGGGAAACTACTTAGGCTCAGGTACGGACATTCGAGTTTGGGAAGGAACTACAGCCTTAACTTATAATGCTACGGCCGCTTCAAATGCAACCTTCAATGTAAGCGTATTAAGTAACACGAATATAACTCCTGATCCTACTCCGACTACAATTACTACTATAGTTACAAACGATACTCGTCGCTACGGTAACGCTAGTAATATAACAGCGAATACTGCAAGCATTGTTTATACGATTGGAGTTCGTGATAAATTTGGTAATTTTAGTACTTATACGCGTCAACAAAGTTTTTCAGCAGTTCGAGAAGGTGCACCAGGAGCTGATGGAGCTAATGGAGCCAACGGAACTCCGGCAGTAAGTATGTTTCTTTCGCGAGCTGGAGTGACTTTATTTGCTTATGCAGATGGCTACGTAACAGGCTATGCGGATGCAACAGGTCAAGCTGAACTTTATAGTGGATCTACTCGAGTTACTGAAAGTGCTTCTTGGTCGCGCACTCAGTCAACTGGACTAACTGGTACAGTTTCAAATACCGCGGGAACTAAAGGGGCTTACTCAGTTACAGCGTTATCAAATACTGTTCTTACTGGCACGCTTACAATTAATGCAAGTTATCAAGGTCAAACTTATACTAGTCGTTTTTCAGTTGCAAAAGCCGTAGGGGGTTATCAAATCGTATCTTCTCTTCCGAGCACAGATCTTTTTGAAGGAAGAGTTGTATTTTTACTTTCAGACGATAAGCTTTATCGCTATACTGTTCCTGGAGGCTGGACCGCATCGGTTCCAAACGTAGATATTAGCGGACTTATTACGAACGCTCAAATTCAGTCTATTGCAAATACAAAACTGACGGGGACCATAACGAGCACTCAAATTGGTGCAAATGCTGTAACTACTCCAGCATTGGCGGCGGGGTCAGTAAATACTGCTCAGCTTGCAGCAAATTCTGTGATTGCAGGTAAAATTGCTGCTTTGGCAGTAAATACAATTCATTTAGCTGCGGACTCCGTGACGGCGAATAAAATTGCTGTAAATGCAATTACAGCAGATAAAATAAACGTAGGAGCAGTAACCGCAGCAAAAATAAATGTAACAAATCTTTCTTCAATTAAAGCAGACGTAGGTATTTTAAATGCAGGAACAATTAACGTTACTAACATGACAATTACCGGAATTTCAAATACTGCGCTGAGTGTTAAAAGCGCTTTTTCAGGCGAGCGTCTTGAAATTTCGAGTGACGTTATTCGAATTTATGATTCCAGCGATGTACTACGAGTTAAATTAGGAAAACTGACATAATGGCATACGGACTAGAAATTTATAACGCAAGCGGAAATACTGTGCTGTCTTATACGAGTCGCGTACCGCGGTTTGTACAAAATGGGATTTTTTCTTTAGCCTCTGGAGCGAACGTGGATATAACAGTAGTAGGAATGCAAAATAATGACTCTTGGGAAGTTTTTATAAATGCTACTCCCCGTACATTTATTCCTGCGACTGTTACTTGCAATTTGCATTCTGGATATTTCAATGCTAAAAATAATACTATTGGACAGCTTGATAATATCGCTTATTGGGTGATACGATCATGAGTTATGGAGTTGAGATATTAAATGATAATGATAGAATTGTAATTGACACTAACTATGTAAACATAGTTCCTTTATTAGATCCTCCTACAGTAGTTGCCGGCGCGGCAGCTTACCCAGGCTACGCTAACTCTTCAAATTCTGATTTAGTAGTTGCACAGCCTTCTACCACAGTTAATACAACGTTAGCTGTAAGAACAGGTGCAGGAGGGAGCGCTACTTGGAGTGCAGCCTCTAGGTATAATGTACTTCGTAGATTTGATAGTTTTTCTGATGATATCTTGCCGAGTTATGGGCTACTTGTTCGTAATGAATCGGCTAATATTATTTTTAGCTCAAATATAGGAAGAAATTTTGAAATTGTTACAATAGGAGTCTTTAATAGTTCTAAAGCAAATACTTTAAATATTGTATTACCCTCTTCAACTACATTATACTCAGATTTTAATAAATATTATTGTTGTATGGCAGGTACTTTGCTTTTTAGCTTTAATCTTTTTACCCCTCCTACTGGTTACGATTACGTCCAAGCATACACTTTTTTATATGCTAATTCTACTCATGGCCAAATACGAATAGACAGTTATACTGCTACAAGAAATCTTGACCCGCCATATGGCACAACATATGGCACAAGATTTTCTGATTTTCAATACATGATTTTAAAGGAGTTATCATGAAACAATTTGCATCTGTAAGTTCTGATGGACAAATAGTCTCCGTCTTTTCACCCGGAAGAGACTCAGATTATTATGATGGTCAAGATTTAGGAAATAATCTTACCGCCTATGAAATTTCTTCTAATCTGGATCAAGCTACATTTTTGCACAACAACTATCGCAAAAATGGGGAATGGAAAACAAAACCGCCCCGACCCGGCGAGTATTATTTTTGGAATTTAGAAGCCGAAAACTGGATTTTCGACTCCAATACATTATATTCACTTTTGCGAGAACAACGAGACGGCAGGCTATTTCGATCCGACTGGACTCAATTATCTGATGCTCCGTTGACAGAAAGTAAAAAACAAGAGTGGGCATTGTATCGCCAAGAACTGCGAGATCTGCCTCAAACTTATCCAAATCTAACTTCTCTCGAAGAAGTAATTTGGCCACAAGAGCCTTCAAATTCGTAATTTAAACTAACTCATTTTTAAAAAGCATACAAAAAAATTAGTAGTTGACACAAAAGTGTGTGTTTGTTATAATGAGTTCACAATGGAGGTACTATCATGGCAGCAGGCACACATAATATAATCATTGACAAAGGCTCAGACTTTTCAATGCAACTTAGTTTAGTTCAGAGCGGAGCACCTGTAAGTTTGAGTGGGTACTCTGCACGTGCACATTTGCGAAGTTCAAAAAGTGTCTCAGCGCCTTTAGTTGCAACTTTTGTGTGCACTATACTGTCACCAAATACAGATGGTAAAATTCATGTGCACATGCCAAATGCAAATACAAGTAATGTGACTCCAGGTAGATATTACTACGATCTTGAGATTTATACTGCAAACGATGCTACGGTCACACGACTTGTGCAAGGAGACGTTACTATAACGCCGGAAGTGACAAGATAAATGAGTGAAAATCGCTTAGAAATTATCGTTCAAGAAAACGTTACTCAGGTAGTACCAGCGACTGAGCCTATAATTATTGAAACTTCTCTTGCAGTCGGCGAAGGCCCGCAAGGTGCTCAAGGATTTCAAGGCGATGCTGGCCCTACCGGCGCTCAGGGTGATGCTGGCGCTCAAGGTGACACAGGAGCTCAGGGCGACACAGGCCCGCAAGGAGATGCAGGCCCTCAAGGTGACATAGGAGTTCAAGGCGACGTAGGAGCTCAAGGCTTTCAAGGCGATGCAGGCCCACAAGGCGACGCAGGCCCTCAAGGTGATACAGGAGCTCAAGGCGACGTAGGTGCTCAAGGCTCCCAAGGCGATACTGGTGCTCAGGGCTTCCAAGGCGATACTGGTGCTCAAGGCTTTCAGGGCGATGTAGGCGCTCAAGGCGATGTAGGTGCCCAAGGCTTTCAAGGATACCAAGGCGATACTGGTGCTCAAGGCTTTCAGGGCGACACTGGTGCTCAAGGATTTCAAGGCGATATCGGGTCTCAAGGAAATGACGGAAACTTTGGTGGCGCCACGTTTGACTACACTTTTGACACTGGAATAACTGAAGCAGACCCTGGAACGGGGAGACTGCGCTTTAATAATGCATCTGATATTACTCTCGCCTCTGAGATGTATATTGATGACACTGACGACAATGCAACAGATATTCAGCCTTTTTTACGCACTATCGACGACTCCACTTCTACTATCAAAGGCCACTTTAGAGTTTCAAACAAATTTGATTCTTCGGACTTTGCTTTGTTTACGATCAGTGCAGTTACAGAAAACTCTGGGTACTTTAAGGTCACTTGTTCATATGTAAGTGGATCTTCAGCAACTTTTGATCAAAATGAAGACATTTTAATTACTTTTGCTCGAACTGGAGACAAAGGTGATACCGGTGCTCAAGGCTTTCAAGGCGATACTGGTGCTCAAGGCTTCCAAGGGGATACTGGCGCTCAAGGCTTTCAAGGCGATACAGGCGCTCAAGGATTTCAAGGCGATACGGGTGCTCAGGGCTTTCAAGGCGATATCGGTGCTCAAGGCTTCCAAGGCGATATCGGTACTCAAGGATTTCAAGGTGATGTAGGCGCTCAAGGCGATACAGGCGCTCAAGGCTTTCAGGGTGATACTGGCGCGCAAGGCTTTCAAGGCGATATAGGCGCTCAAGGCTTTCAAGGCGGTACCGGCGCTCAAGGCTTTCAGGGTGATATTGGAGCTCAAGGATTTCAAGGCGACACTGGCGCTCAAGGCTTTCAGGGTGATACTGGCGCGCAGGGCGACACTGGAGCTCAAGGCTTTCAAGGCGATACTGGCGCGCAAGGCTTTCAGGGGGATACTGGCGCGCAAGGATTTCAAGGCGATACTGGTGCGCAGGGCGATACAGGTGCTCAAGGATTTCAAGGCGATACTGGTACTCAAGGATTTCAAGGCGACACAGGCGCTCAAGGCTTTCAAGGCGACACAGGCGCTCAAGGCTTTCAAGGCTTTCAAGGCGATACTGGCGCTCAAGGCTTTCAAGGCGACACAGGCGACACAGGCGCTCAAGGCTTTCAAGGCGACACAGGCGCTCAAGGCTTTCAAGGCGACACAGGCGCTCAAGGCTTTCAAGGCTTTCAAGGCTTTCAAGGCGATACTGGCGCTCAAGGCTTTCAGGGGGATACTGGCGCGCAAGGCTTTCAGGGCAACACTGGTGCGCAGGGCGACACTGGCGCTCAAGGCTTTCAGGGTGATACTGGCGCGCAAGGCTTTCAGGGCAATACTGGTGCGCAGGGCGACACTGGAGCTCAAGGCTTTCAAGGCGACACAGGCGGGCAGGGCGCTCAAGGCGACA